CACGGCCTGAGGTTCGCGGTATATGTAGAAGAGATGAAATTCTTCCAGAACCTCCTCAAGCACGGGGAGGAAAAACTCTACTGAATGGTGAGATTTTACGATGTTAAGGACTGGCTCGCCTTTCATAGACATCAGAAACGAGAGCAGATTATCCGCCGCCCACCAATTTATTGGCTGGTCTATGTCCATGTTAATCCACGGATATGAGACATATTGAAAACTGTCGGCTAGGGTGTTCATCAAAAAGTGTGTCCCTGACCGCTCATGACTGACCACTATGGCCTTTTTGATCCACTCCGGGCCTAAAGATACTGAGATTGTATGTGGCATGAGCCTCACCTATTGCCAGACATCCTCTATGACCTTGTGGATTCTCCTGAAATTATCGAGGCTGTAGTGATCTTCCACCCATTTACGGTAACGTTCCGGCTCGTAATCGGAGTTGGTAATCATCTTAACCGCGTCATCTACCGTTTTGAATACCCACTCCGTAGCGAACTGGTCCGTAGCCCCAGGCCACGCATGAATTACGGGCTTGATCCCCATTGCCATCGCCTCGATGACGTTGTTGGGGTTGCCTTCGTTGATAGACGTTGAAAGAATAAAACCTTTGTCGCTCAACCAGTCATACACCTTGTCAGGCTCTACGCGGCCCTCAAAGCGAAACCTCTCTTGCAGACCCAAGACCTCCCGATAGGAGAGAAGCTGGGGCACGAGTAGGGGATCACCGGAGAAGCAAATATTGTGTATGGTGTAATCCTCCGGCAAACTGAGCAGAATCTGGAACGCAAGCGGAAAGTTCTTCACGTCCCTTACCGCGCAGACAAAGGCTATTTTCTTGCTCTTTGGGGTCTCTTGCCTGAAAGGAATTGCATTGACATCAACCCCGTTGTAGATGACGTATTGGCGACGTGGGGCGTTTTCCTTCAGCAAATCATTGAATGTGGAGCGGTAATATTCACTCACAAAAATCATGGCATCTACTGCATCAAAGTTGATCGAGCCTATCAAATTGGGGGTCCAGAGCTCATATCGCCGGAGGTAGCTGATAATTTTCTTGTCCGGGAAGTAGTGGCTCCAAAAATAGGTTGCCTCATTGCACCACATGCTGATAAGGAGATCCGCATCTTGTGATTGGGCGCCGAGAGTTTCGCCATCAAGGGAGTCCGTTACAGTGAGGTCGTAGAAGCACCCGAGTTCCGTTTCAATGTACGGAGCCCAGCGATTCCCCCATTTAGGGTAGTGTAATAGCGCCTTCATCGTCCCTTACCTCGCAAGCACCACGAATTGAGACAGCGCCCCAGGGGAGGACTCGTAAAGGTGCAGGTCCTTTATCAGCGCCCCAAGCGCATCGGCCATAAGGCCAATATCGGTTTGGGTAAATCCCCAATCAAAGGACCGGTGCCCGGAGTGCCCGCCGCAAGGGTTGTTGATAAATACATAGGCTTCACGAAGCTTGAGTACTCTGCCTATTTCCCTGTAGGCAACCTTCCTGATTGCAGGGTCCACGTGCTCGAGGACGTCGAAGAGAAGTATGTGATCAAAAAGCCCATCCCTAAAGGGCAGGCGATCTATCCGCGCCTGAAGGGTCGTCAGGCCAAAGGCCTTTTTTCCCCAGTCACAAAATCGGTGAGAAAGGTCCGTACCCACATAATTGAACTGCCAGCAGAGGTTCTTCAACGTCCCAGCGATAAGGGCTCGGCCTAGGCCAATTTCCAGTATCTTCAGGTTTTCCACAGAGTAGCGCAGCAGGTAATGCGAAATCGTGCGGGCCTTCTGAGAATTGAATGAGACATGAGACGTGTCTCGATTGACGCATGTCTTCGCGAATAGGTCCCAGTAACAGACATCTCTTGGGGTACGTTTTGGCTGCAAGGGATGCTGCCCCATTAGACAAGCTCCCTGTAAAGCGCTTCGAGTTTGTCTATATGGCGTTCCATAGCCCAGTCTCTGGAGCGCCTAGCGATGTTCTTCCTAAAATCCCGGTGCTCCATCCAGCGCTCTTTCACCTGGCCCATGTTTTCTACCGCCATACCGAAACCGTGCTCTTCAATGAACTGGCCCGGGTGCTTCGCATTTAGGGCGATGACGGGTATGCCAGCGGCGAGGTATTCAAACAGCTTATTGGGCATAGCGGCCTGCCAGGCAGGGTGAGGCCTGATATTCCCGCACAACCCGTATTCATGCCGGCCTATCTGACGAATTAGCCGATCAAATGGATACGATCCCTTCCAGGTTGCTGTCTGGCCGTATGTTTCCTGTATCTCCTTCGTCCCTCCAGGCGTGTAGAGATAGAACGGGATTCCTCGCTCATGGAATTGCCGCGCGGTCTCCGTATATTCGCAATACCAAAAGCACCAGTGTTCCCTGCCCTGCTCGATTTCCTGGGGGAGATCAACCCTTCCTTCCATGCAGACTCCTCCGAGCAGCTTCCAGGCGTCCACCCTGTAAAACTCCTCTGGAACATACGAAGGGAGGACTACATAAGGTTGCTCTAGCCAGTAGGTCTCCCGGACAATCTGCGCCATCGGCTCTGAGACGAAGACAAGTGCATCCGCAAGCTCCATATTGTCGCGCTCATCCTTGCTCCATTTAGGTCTGTCGGGGTCGTAAGGCGCATCCGGGTCTACCCTCAGAAGGAAGCTGTCGTGGCAATCAAGGACAACGGGCTTATCAGGGAAAATTGACTTGATGATCGTAACGAACCACGAGGGCTCGTTATGCGCGTGGAAGATGTCGGCATCCTCGTGAAGCTTGATCGCCTCCTCCATCTGCGCCCTGTGCTGGTAGATGGTAAGCGTCTTATATCGGTCGCCAAACATTGGAGGCTTGTTTGCGATGCAATGAACCTCGTAACCCTTATCCATGAGCGGAATTGCTTGCTTTTGGACTCTGATGCAACAGTGCCGCGCGATCTCGACGATTTTCATATTACAGAGAACTCCCTTTCAGATCAGGTATCCCACTTCGAGCTGTATCTGCGCCTGTAATCAATGAAGCAAATTATGCTTCCGCTGGCAACGGTACCGGCGCTGTCGATGGTCAAATAGCTCCCTGCGTCCACATTCTTGTCAATGGACTTACTCGCAATGGTCCAGGGCGCCGAGTCCGTCGAAGCCACTACCGTTGCGAGCGTTGAAGAGTTGCGCTTTAAGTTGACCGTGACCTCGGTGCCACCTTGCGTTGCCCGGTGCTGGATCCCGAATTTCAAAATCTTGATTGGGCCTTTGGGATAGAACCTCTTCACCAGGGTGTTGTCACCGTTTATGAGGACCGAATCCTGATAGGCATGGAAGTGAAGGCGCTCAACAACGCCATACTGTGCATCACTATAAAATGAGGGCATAAGTCACCCCTTTAAGTGAAGGGGGCTCCTGAAAGCCCCCATTCGTTTACGAAGTTTTAGAATATGGCGTCGCTAGACGTCCCACTTAGTGCTGTAGCGCCGCCTGTACTCGATGAAACAGATTATAGATCCTGTCGCAACGGTACCTGCGCTGTCCACGGTGAGATAGGAGCCCGCGTCGCAGTTCTTGTCGAGCGACTTGCTGGCTATGGTCCACGGTGCTGAATCCGTGGAGGCAACAACTGTAGCCAGCGTTGACGAATTCCTTTTGAGGTTAACTGTTACCTCGGTACCGCCCTGGGTCGCGATGTGCTGGATCCCAAACTTCAAGATCTTGATCGGACCCTTGGGGTAGAACCTCTTCACGAGAGTTTTATCCCCGGCCAGCGTCTTCTCCGCCTGGTGTGCGGTGAGATAAAGCCTCTCCCTCACGCCGTATTGTGCGTCGTCGTAGAAACTTGGCATATTTCCTCACCCCCCTTCCTATGATGCCGAATCCCATTTGAGGATTCGACACTGGGCGGCCGCTGTGTGGACGATCCCGAAGCCCCCGAGGTAATACCACGCTACCCCCTTCGACCGGCCATAGTCTGTGGGGATTTTCCCGCGCATCTCCTCGGGAACCGCAATTGCCTCGGCGACCGTATCCTCCCCAAAGAAGAACGCCCAGTCGCTCTTGGCCTTGTTCCAGGCATCGGCCGTTTTCGTATCGGCGTCCCAGGTTGTGGAATCCGCCGCTCCGCCCTTCGGAATCTGGGTCTGCTCCACGAAACGGCAATTGTCGTACCGGCCAATCTCACCGTTCATGATGAGCTGGAAGCCCTGCGTCACATACTGATAGACGCCCTCAAGGTCCGTTTTGAGCTGCCGGAACGTGGACGGCCATGCGAGTACGTAGTAGTCGTCCTCAATGTAGGGCGGGATGTTCCGCTCCTTCATGGTGTCGACTACCAGCCCAATGTGCTGCTTCTTCAGGGCAACGTCGTTGGTCAGGGTCGCGGTTCCGTTCGTGGTCAGAGTAACCGCCGTGGTAGACGTCCCAGCCGTCGGAACGACGCGAAGAACGCAGGCATTGAACTGGGCATGTGCCGCTATGTCAAAGGCCTTCTTTGCGTCATTCTTCAGGACCTTGTTGATGATCTCCGTGACCGGGTGCTCGGAAAGATTATCAAGCTTCCCGGAGTAGGGAACGCTATTGCCATACTCATCAATGGTCAAGGTTCCCTGGGTGATCGTGAATTGTGTTTCGGGCATGGTTTTCGTTTCAGTGAGCTTCGTGCCCTGTGTCGAAACGTCACTGTATACATTCCAGTGGAACGTATCGCCTTTTTTCAGCCCCTGTTGCGTTGCATCTTTTACATCGCAAAACTGCAATCTGTTACTTTCATGACCGCATGGGCGGACGCCCTGTTGGGGTAGCCTCCCCGGTTTCTCTTGAGGCGTTATGCCGGGGTTCAGACTGTCGCATCACTGGATATTGGTATTTTCTCTCCAGTGCCCGCTCGCTCAGTCGTTCACGCTGCCCACACGCCCTCCTTTAGGGTGGCGTTGCTTGCGCCTTGTCGCCCGCGCCCGGGCTTCCAAGTCAATCAGAGCGGGTTTTACTTCCGCCATTCTTAACGGAACTTGATCAGAGGCTGAACAGCCATCCTGAGCTTTTTACTCAGGTTGAGTGAATACATGTACCCACCCAAGGTATTCACCGCCCATAACTGTCCAGGCATACTTCTTACTCCTTTCTATCTGGTTTGCCCTCGGACCTTCATGATTTCTTGCACGGCCTCCGCGCGGGCCTGCTCTTCCGTTTTCTCCTGGTCCGAAGGGGTAGTGGTTTCTTGTTTTGCACTGACGGGTTTTGGCTCGTCAATGCCCTTCTTCTTCTCTTCTTTTTCTTTCATGTCCGCGACTTTAGGTTTAGGGGGGGGCTTGGGTTTGACGGCCTCTTCCCTGGCTTTTCTGACCTCTGCGCCCGCTGCGGCGTACGTTTCCCATACATTGGGTTCGCCGGCGGCCAGTTTCTCATTGACAATCCGGGTAACCTCCGCCATCAGGTAGGGGTTCTCCCCGAGGTCCTGGAAGCCTCCACTTTCCGCGGGTTGAAAGAACTTTTGACGAATCACTTCGGCAGCCTGCTCTTTAGCCTGCTCTTCTCGCTGCTCAAGGGCCTTCTGCACCTCTTCCTGAATCATCTCGGGCGTGATAGCGGGGGTAGTGCCGCGTCCGGCCGCGATGATCTCGTCTATGGCAGCGGCTGCCTCGTCTTCGTCTCCGTACTGGATAGCCTGTATCCAGGCGCGCTTCTTTTCATTGAACTCGGCATCGCGCTCTTCCGGGGTCTTGCCGTCGGGTGACCCATCCGTCTTTGTGGGTGCCTCGGCGGCTTTTTTCGTCGCTTCCTCTAGCAACTCTTCGGCCTGCTTTTTGAGCCGTGATGCCTCTTCGAGGCGTTTATCCGCAGCTGACTCCTTCTGGAGCGTCCTTATCCCGGCCTCCTTCACCTTGCTCAATGGCACTTTTTGTTCGGTCCCGTCAATAACAAGGGTAACCTCTTCTTCGTACCGCTCTAGCTCCTGTTGCTCTTTCTCTTTCTTTGCAGCCTCAGCCTCGTCGATCGCGTGCTCCCCCGAAGTCTCCTCCCCCGCCTGGTCCGTTTCGTTCCCTTCTGGTTCCTCCTGGGCAGGCTCTTCAATGTCCAGTTTCATTCCGTCCTCTTCAACTCTTTGACGGTCGACATTGGCTGCAATCTGGTCAAGAGCGCTCAGACGCACGTCTGCGGCCTTCTCTCGGCCTTGACTCTCCAGCTGCTGCTTTTCTTCTTCTGTGAGATCCTCGTTGTCCGCGCCCTTGGGGGTAGCGTCCTGTTTTTCGGGATCTGCCATAGGGTTTATCCTCCTTCCTCTTTGTCTAGTTCTTTACGCTCCAAATACTCGTTGAGAGCATTTGCGCCTTCGCTCACGGCCTCTTCGAGCCATTGGGGTACCGATAGGGCCGCCTTGAGCCGAATTTGCAATGCGATTACCGCCTTAGTGTCTGTGGGGTCAATGGACTGAAAGTCATCCACAACCGCGTCCACATCCTGCTGTGCTTTCTGCAATAAGTACTTGCCCACCCGTTCGCCAAGGAACCTGCGCGCCTCTTCGCCTATGCTGATCTTGGCGTGATAATACCCAAGTTCGTGATCAGTGAGCATTCGCGGGCACCGTCTCGCCAACGACCGGGTTCAGCAGGTCCATGGCTTTCATTTCGAGCTTTGCTCGGATGTCGGCAAGCTTGCGTCTGTCTTCACCCTGCTCTTTCATCTTCGCAGCTATAAGCTTCGTCTCATTGTCAACCATCTTGGAATCAAGCTGCTCCTGGAGTCGTTGGATTGCCAGCTGCAACTGCTGAATAATCATGCCCATCTGCATCTTCTCTGGATCGTCTCCCATCTGCTCGACAAAAAATCTCTCCCCGTCCTTGAAACCCAGATAGCCAAATACTTCTTTCGCTACCTCCATAACGTTGAGCGACCCGGGCGGCGTCTTTGTCACCACCTCAAGGATGATTCTAAGCCCAAAGGTAAAGTTCCGCAGCCGCATCAGGGGGTCAGTTGCGCCCATGCCAACGTTCACGGTCGTCGTTAGCTCCTGATTGAGCAACTCGTCGGTCACCTCGTCAATGCCGTACTTCTGGAAGATGTTGGCCTTTTCCGCGGCAATGGCCAAAATGGTGGTGTCCGTTTCATACTTCTGTTCGAGCTTAACGAGCTGTCGCATAACAGGCTCAACCCACGTCTCTGAAAATGTGCGCAGCGCATATTCGGTCAGAGCATTTGTGTTGCCCTTGAGCAGGTTCATTCCGCCGACGGTCTCATTGAGCCGGCGGTTGGTCTGGATGGTGGACACTGAGAAGTTGCCCACCACTTCGTCGAAATCAACGTTCAGCCGATCCTGTTCCTGGTACGAGGATCGGGTTACATCATTGAACTCCATCTCCTTTACGTCGCCATTGATATCATTGACCATCGTGATTGACCCTGCGGCGTTTCGCACGAGGGACTTGAGGTCCACCTGGGATCCCCTTTTCACGAAGTAGCGCTTGTTTAGCACGAGCTTTACATTGTCAAGCCTTTGATTGGCGTTTTCGTTTATCTCCTTCTGAATACCTTCTCCCAGCTGACCCAACCCGCTTGGATATATTTTGTGGGCCTCGATCACGGAGATGCCCATTACGTAGGGCCTCTCGCCATGGAAATAGACCTGCTCCAGAGGTTTGGGGTCGGAGAGAAGATGTTCCGTGCCGAGCGTGTAATAGACCCAATCCTGGTGCTTAATTTTGATGATATTGCGATGGACCCACACAATGTCATAGAGGGCCAGCTCTTTGCTGGACGCCTGTGGCTCCATCCTGTCCGTCCGCTGCCCCTCACGGGCCTGGCGGGTAATGTCAAACCTTTGGCTTCTTGCTGTCTTCAGGACCTCGTCAGGCAATTCGCGCCATTTGGGCTGGCCTGTCTTCGGGTCCGAGGCGTTCATTCTGAACTTCACGTCCATGATATACATCGGCATCAGCTCAATTACGTAGGGGCTCGAATTGATAGGGTCCGTCCAGTCAGCTGCGGGGTCTATGCGCAAATTTTCCACGGGTATGAGCCTGATTGCTGGTTGGTCCTTGATCACCTTTTTTTCTTTGATAGTTGTATATTGAGGCTTACCGTCCCCATCCAGTACGGGGTTTCTATCAGCGTCAACAAGGGCTACTCGGTCAACCCTCTCAGCTTCTTCGTACTCCCAGCTCTGGTAGCTACAGACCACTCCGGGAACCATCGAGTCCTGATATGCGCCGATGCAAATCAAAAACCAGGGAATAGTTTTCGTCAACCTGTATTGGAGAAGTGCCTCCACGATGTCTGCGCTTGCTCTTTGCATCGGGTCATTCGTGTTCTGGCTTTGTATCGAGACCACATCCTGGTTTGAGAAGAACGCTGCAACGGCAGCCGCCTCATTGTTGCGGATAGCAGAACGGGTTTTCGGTCGGAAGATCCTCGAGCGGTAGAGGTAGGACGCCTTGTAGTATTTTGAGCCAGCGTGGTGCCGGCTCATGAAGTGCCGATAATTGTTTTCCCACTGTTTTCGGTAATTATTGTCAACATAGGTCGTCGACTTTTGGTAGGCGTCTTGAGCAATCTGCACCCACACCCGCTCGTCGTCCCTTGCTTGCAATACGTGCGCTTGCGCTTCTAACATCAGTTCACTCTCCGTGGCTGGTGCTTATTGAGAACCCCGTCAACTGCAATAGGGGCTTCACCCCGATTTCGCCCTCGCACAAGACGCGCCCTCTCCAAGATTTCGCCGCCGGCCCGCATGACGCATTTCAGGTTCGGGTCGTCATAGGCCGTGCTGAGGAAAATCCTGTAGCCGTAGGGCGCCCCGGAGAAAAGCGCTGCGTTCACGTCCTGGTTATAGACATTCAGGCATGCGACACTGGGCCTATCGTCCACCTCCACGATCCATGTGTAGCCCGGGTAGTGATCGACGAGGACTTTCATCGCCCTGGCGGCCAAGTCCGCGTTTCCGTCCGGTGCGTAGGGGTTGACTTCGATTCCTATCTCCTCTTTGGGCTTCACAATAATGCCGAATTTGGCCATGGCATTCTGCGTGCTTCGCTTATCAACGGAGTAGACGTTGCCGTCCTTGCGTGCCCTGATTGAGGTGGTACTCTTTGTTGTGGGGTCAATGATGACGTTACCCATTGTTCGTCTCCTGGATCTTGTGCTTGCAATCAAGGGTGGCCCCTAAAACGCGACGAGGCACGAAGTATGCATAACGATAGCCTTTCTGTGGCTCGGAGGTGTACCTCAGGCAGTCGTGCCTGATCCAGCACTCGTTGTTTGTGCAGAGGGTCTTGTCGGGGATCGCGGTCATAAGCCGTGTTTACTCGCCTGATCTTGCTTGACTGCCTTTTCGCGCTCAGCGTAATAACTCACAAGAGCCTGCATGTCTTCAGGGCTGGCTTCCCCTGGAACATTGCGTTGATAGATCCAGCACATTTCGCCTGGATCTGCGCCTATGTCCGTGTAATAAATTCCGATGGGGATAAATTCACCTTGGTGGAACCATGCAAAGAAGGCGTAGTGGCTATAATTGCTGAACTTGGCTCCCGGCTTTGTTGGATACATAATTTGGTGAACTATGTCATCGGGATATTGATCTACGCCAGGACCAAAGGAAGTAAAGTCAGGCACCCCTTCCGGCAGCAGAATGGTTTTTTCGGTAATCCCTTTGCGCAGAATGCCGTTTGATACTGTCCGCTGAATAAACTGTATGGTGCCGTAGTGGAAACGAGATCCCTCGAAAGATTGGGAAGTTGGGGCGGGCTGTTCGCTAGTCGTCACACACCCAGCCCCCGCCCATGCTAGCAGGAGCATGCTGGCAAGGACCAAAAACAGCCTAAAACTTTTTCTCATGCTTTTATCCTCCAAATTCATCCGGGTCGGGCATACATTCTCTTTCGACAATGTGTGCCTTCTCCTCGTCGCTTAGCCAAGCGTACTCTTCGGGGCTGTACATGAACTTGATCGATTCTGGCAGTGCGTCGTAGCGCGGGTCGTGCTGGAACCGTGTCTCCTCTCTCTCTGGACCAGCGAGCCATTTTTCGAAGTCAAAGGCCATCTCCCCCAGTTTAGGCCTTAACCCAAAGATAGACGCCTTCCTTGGTCTGATATTCCCACTTGCCATGTAGGCCAAGGTATCCTGGTTTATTCCAAGGTGCATAATACCAAGCTATCGAAGAGGGCCTATAATAATCTGAAATGCTCCTCCTGATTTGAACTTTGCGTAGATACTTGGCTGGCACATGTTTTCGTAGGTTTTGGAGAAGGTGTTGTATAATAACGGTTTTATTTAATTCTTTTGTTTTGTCACCGTTCCAAGGCGTGTATAACAAAGAGCCATATTCATGGCCTGGATTAAACTTGTCATTTTTGAAGGCTTCTTCAACTGACCGGGCAATGGCCTCTATGGTCTCCAGGGGTAAAGAACCCGCACCGATAGCGACAGCCGAAACCTTCAGGAACCCCCTTCTTGTTAGCTTCCTTGATTCCACCAACTAACTCCCATCATATATCCCATGGTCCGTCTTGTCGGTACTCTTGAGCTTACGGCCGTTGCTGAACTCGTAAACGTCCTCGGGCTCGTTGTGCTCCGGGTCCGCCTCAAGAACCTCAGAAAGCCAGGATTTGTCTGATGTCGTCGTCATGTGTGCCCCCTAGTCCGCTGGCCAAGGCACTTTCTTGTATCCTTGGGCGATATCCCGATCCGTGGCCGACGGGCTTGACTTGGTTGACTTTTTTGCGAGCTTTTTCTCCCTCATTGTCTCGAAGGCCTTGGCCAAGCCTGCCTGTTTTCGCGTCTCTGCGCTGGCACGATTCCCTTTCTTGAGCACTTTATCTGCATACTCACTCGTGCTCATGTGGGCACGTTTTGCCTTTGCGCTGAACGCCCCGGGACGCTTGATTACCTCCTCCCGAGGCCTACCAAACAATGTCCCCTTCTTTGCCATTATCTCGCACTCCTTCCAGCCTAATCGGTCTCTGGTTCCGGTAAAGTGTCTTGCTCCCTCACCACCTGGGGCGGCCGCATATCCAGGTCATAAATCCTGCTCATAGCGTCCAGGAAGTCTTTCCATGTGGTTGCGGGAAAAAACAGATACTCGTTTTTGATGACGCGCTCAACCACGTTGTAAAGCTCGCCGTTCTCGTCCTTACGCATGATCCTGGTTGCTACAAGATAGGGCTTCCCTCTTTTGATGGCATCGGCCTGGAGCTTGGTCGCCCGGGGCTTGAAATTAAACTGATCTGCAACCCGGTCATACTCCACTTCGGGGTAGAAGAACTTCCAGTTCTGGTGGTCGGGAATGAGGCGGCGAATCCTGTCGTCCTTTGCGCCCTGGGTCCGATCGCGGGGCCATGAGACTTCAGTGATCGGAAATGCCGCCTTTTCGATTTGCATCATTTGCTCATAGTGTTCAATGTCGGACTGCATGCCGTACTTTTCATAGGCTACCATGACGGTCTGGACCCCTGGCTGCTTGATCCACTTGTTCCGCAGATACTTGAGCATCCTCCATCTGGCTGCCAGATCCATCTTGTGACACGCACCATCCAGCAGATACTTGTTCCAGGCTGCGTCAATGCCAATGACCGCAAAAGCGGAGTTGCAAGACTCTTTCTTCTTCGAGGACGCCGGGTCAACACAGATTGCCACGTTGAGGGTTTCAGGCCTGATTTCCCACCTGCGGATCCACTCAGGCTTGAGTTCCTGTTCTTCGCCGGCCAGTGGGTTGAGGAGCATCTGGCAGGCGATCGTCCGTGGCGAGCTGTCTCGCTTTTTCTTCTCCCACTCCTTCGGGCTCAGCAGCACCGGCGCCCCATCGGGGGTCCCGCTATCGGTCGCAGGGTAAATGCGGGGCGTTGCAGCTTCCCTCTCCAACATAACCCCATAGGTATCGGCAAAATTGTACCTCGTTCCCACGTACCACTTTCTGGGCGGAGTCTTCTCGTCTATACGGGACGACAGGAAGTCGGAGAGCTCCCACGCCTCTGTCGTCTTGAGGATCATATCGGGTGTCGTCACCGATTTCTCCGTGACGACGTCGTCATAGATCATGAGTTTGAAGTGCTTTGAGGTGGGAAGGCCGTCAACTAGGCCCCAGCCGGAAAGGGTTGCCTCGTTCGGGTTGGAAACTCTCTTGCAGATGAGCCCGTCGTCTCTCGACCAGACCGGGGCTTGCTTCCTGGGCTGATCCCAGAACACCGTGGGGTAGAATCTCGGGAGGAGCGGATTGTTTTCCAGTTCGCGCTTCACGCGCACCACGAAGTCGCGCGCTATCTTTGTATTGTGGCTGAAGATGCCGATGGTTATCTCTTGCCCTGGACCCCGGAAGTAGGCGTCGGGTGGGTCGAAGACCTGGTAAAGCGGGCTGTCCTTGGCTATTTCCTGGATTGCACCTGCGAAGGTCATGATACTCGTCTTGAAATGCTCCCGTGCCCATAAGTCCAGGTGCCCGTCGGGATTAGCTTCAACTTCCCTGCACCGCTCGTACAGCCACTCGGGGCGCCACGTGCGATTTATGACTGACTGCAAGCGCAGCACTTGCGTGATGAGGAAAAAGCGGTCATACAGACCTACTATCGCCAGGACTTGCTCGTCGAGATGAGGGTCGTTGAGCATCTCCCTGTAGATCCGGAGTGCACCGCTATACGATGCAAAAGGCAGATACTCGGAGGCCTGCCTTGCGTACTCAAGGTTGCTCGGTTTTCTTATCGCATTTTCCATGATTGTTTACATGAAGCCGGGTTTCTACCAATTGCCCTGAAGACCCGGCGCTCAGGGTTTAGGAGGTCGCGTCGACCAGCGGGGAGTTGACCGCATTGGTAGCAACGGAGCGTTTTCAGTGGTTTTCCTGGTCTTTTTTGATGGCTTCATTGAGTGCCTGGAGGTTCATTTCACCTCTTACGTCAACCTCAATGGGCTTGCCATCTTTACCGGTGTGTTCGTGCCTGTCCGGGGCGTATGTGCCTTTGATTTTGAAAGCCATATCCAGGGCTCTGCGCTGAGTCTCGAGTGCAACGACGTCGATCCCTATAAGCGAATCGCCGGGATCCTCGCCCGCTTCTGAGGCGACCACTAAGCGGTGGCCCTGGGGTAGTTCCTTCTCATTGATCACGCCTTTGAGTTTATGGAAGACGGTCTGCTTTGCCTCAATGAGATTGAGGAGTTTGAGTTTCAGGCGGTTATCGGAAAAGCCATGCTCATCGAGCCAGCTCTCAATTTCGGTGGCGAGCAGGTTTCGGTTCCGATACCCGATTTGCCCAAAGCTGTGTCGACTGGTGGCACGATAGCCAGCGGCAATTGCCGAGGCGGTGGCGTTCAGGAACGTGTGACTGCCTTCGTCGAGGTAAGCTTTAAGCCACGCTATTTGCTTTGGGTTCCTCGCTTTTTTCTTTGCCATCTAAAAACAGCACGCCTTTATTGGTCGGTTATGAATTGTTGCCTTCCACACCAGTAGATCAATGATGGGGACGCGCAGGGGTCCCGGTTCTGGCCAGGAGCAAGCTTCGCCGCGCTCTTTGTCGATGCCCGCAATAATCTTATCTTCTATCCTGTGGCGCTCCCTTTCCCTGTCATTTCCCTTTTTACCGGTCATCTAATCCATGGTCCCTTGCCCACCGGAGGCTCACGCCCTGGTAGGACGACTCCCCTTTTAGCCACTTTGGCTTTCTCTGATTAAGGGGCCTCATCCTGACGTAATACCGCGCCCATGCAACCTTGAATTGGCGGCACATAGCGGGGGTCATATTGAGCTTTCCGGAGCCTTTCCAGGCGCAGTAGGAATCAAGTGCAGTGAAGTCGTTGTCGAACCAGCAGGCGATCTCTATGGATTTTAGGCGGGGTACGGCGTTAGGGTCGAATTCGCCAGGGGGAGCGTCTTTCTCCCACACACCCCCTTCACAATAAAAATCCAGGAGACCGGTGAATCTGGCGTCCTGGATTGGGCATAAAAACGTCTTTTTGTCTTGGCCTTTACATGCGAAACTCCCGTTAAAAGTGCATTTTGGCGCAAAAATCCGAAGTCTAGCGGAGTTTAACCTACCTCTTATCCCCATGTCAAGTGTCCGGGAGCTAAAAAAGGGGGGAAGAAAGGTGCTTTTTCGGGGTAAATCGCGGAAGAATGATACCCTTTCGGGGCAAATCGAGGCCTTGTCAATTTTGACCCCCTATTCGGTAGAGACGCATGGTTCTGAGGCAGGTTGAAGTGTGACGCCTTTCACTCTCTCCAAGAGGTCTTCCTCAAAAACCGCAATCCTGGGTCTATAAGCCTGGAGGATGGGCGTGTCTGTTCGGCGCAGTATCTTCCGCGCGGTCCGCTTGCTTACCCCAAGCTTTTTCGCTATCTCCCCAAGCCCAACGATAATGTTCGCACTCATTTGCGATCTCCCTTGGTCTTCCTAGCTAACCACTGGAAAATCATCACGATTGCGGCAAGCCCCAAGCCGATGATTGCGCCTATCAGGGCTGATTTCATCATTTACCCCACCTCCTCTGCTTCAACACTTATCAACGCTGTATACCGCCGATTCCGGGACCGTTTTAAGTTTCTGCTCGCGGATCCGGTTACCGGTGCGCAGGAATTCCTTTTCGTCGTTGATCAGGTTCATGACCAGTGCGTAGACCTTGTCGGTGTAAGGTATGGGCTCGTTGCACCTGTCCAGGAAGCAAAAGCTGGTTGATGGATAGTGGCCACGCCACCTCCGGACTCCATCGAGCCTCACAACATCGGGTTTAGCGAGGAATGGCTGTGATCTATGGTAATCACCAAAAACGTTGCCGATAATCCAGCTGTGCTTACCTATGACAATCACCCGGTTCGTCCTCCGGTATACCTTCCACTGCTCAAATCCGATGAGATCCCTCAAAAGCAATTGTGCCTTACATTCGGATTTATACGGAGCCCGTTGCGCTTTCAGTTGCTGCCGTTTGTTCGGCCTTTTCGGTTTCTGAGGTATAGGTGCAACGACCGGGCTTGCACAATTGGTCCCCGTATAGGGTGAGTGCACGAACTTGGAACGCTCTGACGGTAGGCCAGGGTAATAGACGCACCCTGCCGCAATAGCTAGAGCTGTACCAGGGCTGAAGTTAGGAGTTTGCCCCCCTTCAGAAAGTGCTATTGTGCTTCCCGGTAAAAGCCCCGCTCCTTGTGGGCGAGGAGCCTTAATATGAGACATAGAATTCTCCGCCCATTTCCGAAATTTACTAGCCAGTACAGCGCTACTTAGTTCGTGGAATAAAAATTCCATCACCTGTTCCTCCTCTCCTCGTAAAGTTTTAAGAACGCTCTAAAGCTTTTTACGACCGGGTAGATGTGACCCAGCCTTGAAAAATTCAGCTTCATGGCCTTCTGTGCGGGGGTCAACCTCCCCCTCTTGGACTTAAGCTCAAAGGCGAGCCACCGGCCGCCCCCAATGGCAATCATTCAATCCGGCCAACCAGGTGTCAGGATCCCCCGGACCCGAGCGCTCTGCCTGTTTCACTGGCAGGGGTACCCCCGGTCCTTCGCCCACTTCATTATCCTGCCTTGGAGACGCCCCTCCGGTCCGGGTTCCGCTTCCTGGTCTTCTCTCGTCTCAGCGAACCCCATCTTCCGGTTGTACTCGGCCATATACTCGCTTACCTGCTCCTCTGTCGCCCGCAACCTCATGCGTAGGGCACCTCCTTTGATTTGAGCTGTTCGGATTGTTTTTTCAGCTGCTGCAATCGCTCCTCCTCGCTCATATCCATGCCTTTGGTCGCTTTATCCACCAGTCCAGCTAGATCCGGGGCGGCCACTGCCCTGAAGCATTTGGCGCACAATCCGGTTTCCAGATCGATCATCACGTTCGTAGCTCCGCAACCTTTACACCGTGAACTCTGTACTGGCTCCTGGAGGGGCGGACCGCTGGTCGGTTTATTGAACTCCACCCACTTGAGCACCCAGTTCCTCCACGCAGCGATCCAGTCGTTGAATTTACTTTCGAGCTTTTGGTGGTGAGCTTTAAACTTTTCGAATTGAAAGGGGACCTCCTCTTCGGGCATGTGATATCTTTTCGCATAAGCTTTCATCTCGCTGGTGGGATAGAAATTCTTTGGGAGTGGCACCTTGACTTTGAAGTGAAATTTCTCTCCCTCGGATTTTTTTGAATTTTTAGGGTGAGGAGGGTCCGCAGGTGCGGCCCTCATATTCTCCTTCTCTATCTCCTTCTCCTTCTTTGTCTCTATCTCTATCTCCTTCTCTATCTCTGTCTCTGTCTCTTTTGTCTCCACACTTTGTGGACACTGTGTTGACACCATGGGGGACAAGGTGTGATACAAAGTGTCCACATCTTGTCTTTTAAGATGCTTCCCTCCGTACCTCCTGAGGGATTCCATCAGTGATTCCAGCAATGTAAAGGATGAGGGAATAATTTGTGAGACCATAGACAAGATTCCCTGGGCGTGACTTTCGTTTTTTGGAGGGTTCCATTTGAGGTATTTTTTGATCAGCACAAATTTTGAGGTCTCGCAGTACTCCAAAAAACCTAATTTTTCAAGGTGTCGACATGATGTGGACACGATGTCCACACTATATCCCAGATCCTCCGCAATGTAGCTTCTTGGGAGCCGGAAGCAGCCTAAGGAGTTCCCGTGCTCACATGAAAGGAGGTATGCTCCTATCAGCTTGACCTGGTCCGTGAGGTTGTGGGCTTGAGCCCAGGACCAGTACCTTGTGTGGATTTTTCCGAATTCTCTCATGGTTTACCCCACTAACTCATAGGCTTTGCGGACGTCCTCTTCGGTTAGCTTTCCAGCGACTTTACCGGTAGACGCTTTCAAGTACTCTTGTGGCTTGAAACCTCTTATCTTCTTTGGCCAGGGAGAGCCAAAAGGGGCAAAATAAATATCAGCACCCCTCAATGATGTCTTTTTTTTGGTTCCACGTTTCCACGGTGGGTCTGTGAAAATTCCGTCAACGGAATTATCAGGAAGTGATTTCAAAAACTCTATCCCGTCTCTCAGTTGATATACCAACCCTAACCTCTAACGGCTTGGTTTTTCGCTTGCATTTTATGCCCTGGGCATATTATTAAACTCTTCAAGAGCTTAACCTTCCCGCCAACCCTCAATACGGGGGCTTCAATGCTGACGTCTATTCAAAAATTCTCCTACTACGTCCACCTGTTTTTCCCTGTTGTTTTTAGTTCCGATATTATGGTATTCAGAGTTTAAACCCTTTAAACACCTTTAAAAGCAGGAGGCCGCTCATGAAAAAGCTTATTGTTTTTGCTGCTTTACTTTTTGTTCTGTTCTGGCCATTGTATGCTGGAGCAGGCCAAACCTGGGTCAGAGGCTATTACCGTAGCGACGGAACCTATGTTCAAGGGCATTGGCGGACTACCCCTGACTCAACTCGGATGAATAACTACTCATACCCAGGGAACTACAACCCGAATACCGGGCGGGTAACGCCCTACTCAAACAACCCAAGAAGGCTATTCCCATCAAACCCGAGCCCATATAATGATAGCTTATTAGGACTCCCTGGTTCGAGGCGTGGTTCAGGCTACCGTAATTATGGGCGCTGATGCCCGTCAGATTATATTGCAAGGTAGTACTCATTCACTGTCGTTTCATAGAATAGTCCATTGTTGCTGTTTCTGGCAGATTTCCCTTTGGTCAACTTTAATAACTTCATGTTATCCTTGATATTTTCTGTAAAATAATTTTTTCATTATTTTTTAATAAGACTCATCCTCAGGTTCCTGGCATACTTTTTCCCAAAAGTCCGGGGAGTCCATCGTGGCCAGGATGTGTTTGCGGATCGCCTCACAAACAAAATCGCTGCGAGACCTGAACACCTTGTTCCTGGCAGCATCAAGCTGCTCGATCAGCCATCCCGGCATGCTGACGGAGATCGTCTCCCGGGCCTCATTGTTGTGAGCCATGAAAGGCCTCCTGTAGGGTTTTCATGGTGCGAGAGGCAGAGGATAGCGCAATAGGGGGTTGGGGGCCTACCGCTGCCTATTCCTCTGCCACCACACAGGGGGCTGCGCCCCCGCCTATTTCGTGCTTCATTCTGCCCAGGGGTTAAACCCGAGGGCATCTCTAATCTTGTCTTTCACCCGGGCGGACACAGGCCTCCCCTTCAGTGCGCGAAGCACCGAGGTATGGCTCAACCCCAGGTCTGACGCGAAATTTCTTATTGATTTCCATTGGAACCTGATGATAAGAGTAAGAATTGTTTCCAGTGGAACTTTAGGCGACTCCAGTGAGCGCAAGAACCTGAAAACCTTGAGGTTTTGGCTGTTTTTCTCTGTCATGGGACTTAGGTGGCGTTTCATAGCAACCCTTCTCCAGGCCCGTAGCCAGCGAAGGAGGATGTCATGAGCCACAAGCTCAAGATATACACGGTTATTCTTGATGAACGCATCGCCCGGTATCCGTACCTTGCAAGTGATCTGGCTGAAAAGGCCACAGACGAAAGGGGCAATCCCGTTTACTACATGACCTGCACTGAAATCCACGAAGGAGGGACCTACTTCTCGGCAACGGTTTCGAAGCCTCCCAGCGGAGAGCCGCGACGTGTCCTTCTAGATCACTCATTCGTTGTTGCAGTGCTTGAAGCGGTGAACCTCCGTAACCAACCCGGGTTCGCCCCAGAGGAATCCCCCGCATGATTGTTATGCCGTTCATAGATGACCGAATAGGAGGCATGGCCATGTCCGAGACAAAATCGCACCTGAATCTTTGCCTTGTTGCCTGCTGGAGTTTGGTCTGGTCAGCGACGATCCTTTCAAGGGGACCAAAAGACCTCAGCCTCCTCTACTACATTGTATATTCTCGCCAGTTGCCCCTCAGGCCATTGATTTCTATACCCGTATACGTTTTTGGCGTTTGGCTCCTGGGTTGTGGTTCAATACTTCTCATCAGCAAAGCTATGACAGCGTTAACGCCTGAAAGATGGAGAGAAAACCGCGTCACCATTATTACCTGCGTTTTATTGGCCCTGTGGGCTTTTTACGCCCTGATGATTCTTGAGGACTCCGAGTTATGGGCATTCGGCACTTTTTTTATTGGTGTCCCCTTTCTGCTCATCTACATGTTCATCAAGAGCAGGAAAAAGTAATTCCATGACCGTCACCTCGCCATTGGTGGCTTCCTGGATCTTAAGGGCAAGCTCAGGAGAGGGGCGACGGGCACCACGCAGGATGAGGCTAACAGCAGATTTCGAAATCGATAGCTGTTTTGCAAAGCCTGCTTGACTAAGTTTATATTTCTCTAAATAGTCTTTTATCCGCATAGGAAATGTATATCAAATGATTTACGACCCGTCAACGGTTTTATTGCTCCCCGGTAAGGAGTTTACTTGCCTTTTGAAGTCGTTCATGAAGACAAAGAAAATCTCTTATAACGAATTGGCGCAGAGAATGGGGAAAACAAAGTCAGCCGTCCATAATAATCTGAAAGGCAATCCCAAAACACCCACCCGCGAAAAACTCCTTCAGGCATTAGGCGAAAAGGATGTCTTGCAGTATTATTTTAATAGCGTCCCGTCTTCACCAAAAAATGGAATAGAGATTGAGGCCAGAGATCTTGCCGTTATCCAGGCAATGGCTGACGTAAAAGAAATCATGGAGTCGCGAAATGAGATTATCATCGCTGCCTTGCGGGCAAACATAGCAGCCTTTAAGGCAGCCGTCCGAGCTGAGGCAAGGTTGAAACAGAGCGAAGAGAAATGGAAGCATACCGAAACGAACCTAAAGCAAGAGATAGATAGGCTAGAAAAAAAAGTGCGATATCTGGAGCAGTTGGCCGGCCCCCAGCAAGAGTCCTCTACCGGAAAGGCAGATGGCATCGGTACGCAGAAAAAGAGAGTGTAATATACTTTGAATTTAGTTGAAGAAAGAATTGATTTTGGCTTGCAAAACTTGATGAAACTAGGAGGGGCTATGGAAAACCATGAAAGCGGAATGATTTTCAATATCCTGATCAAAGAAGACGATGGCATGTTTGTCGCTCACTGTCTGGAGCTCGATATCGTTGCCACCGCGGAGAGTGTCGAACAAGCCCAGAAAGACATAATTGCCCTCATATGCGCTCAGGTCGACTACGCATTCAGCAACGATAATCTTGAGAACCTTTACTGTCCCGCCCCCGCAGAAGTATGGCAAGAGTTTTGGAGTGCAGAAAACAGCGGGGGAAGAGATATAAGATTGAAAATACCTTCAAAGCCTGAGCCTGAAATTTCTCTTGATTTTTGTTAGAAAATGACGATATTATTTACGTGTGTTAAAAGCTGCTTTGAGTAAAAAGTGCCCCTTGTGACGCTTCGGGAAATTAAGAAATAGCTCGGAGCCGACCAAGGGGCTTTGCTTTTTGTGGAGGAGTCATGCGGAGAGTTGTATTCATGATTGATGGTTGGTTCATGCGTAAAAGGATATATAAGCTCAAAACATTTTACTATTCAGGCCCTGAGATCCGCAAATACTGCTTAAAGCATTTGCGGGAGAACGATTATCTATACCGTATCTTCTATTATGATACCGCCCCTTTAGAGAAAAAGGGGCATAACCCCATATCAAAAAAAGCCATCGATTTCAGTCAGACCGCCGTAGCCAAAGCCCAGAGTAAGTTATTCGAATCCATAAAAACCACGCCTAACTTTGCCCTTCGCCTTGGTAAGGCGGTTTGGAAAAACAATGAATGGATACTGGCTCCAGATAAACTCAAATCACTGATAAGCAAAAATCTATCTGTTGATGATCTTTCTGAGCACGATGTTCGCCCCCTTATTGAGCAAAAGGCCGTTGATATGAGGATCGGCCTTGATATAGCCCTCATAGCGATAAAAAGAATAGCTGATTTATTGATCATTATCACCGGGGATGCAGATATTGTCCCTGCTTTGAAGTTTGCGAGACGTGAAGGCATGCAGGTTTGCCTTGATCCGCTACGCAATCCTATTCAACCGGAGCTGGAAGAACACGTGGATTTCATAGATACAAAGATTCCCAAATTATAGGCCATTCATTCCTCCCTCATAATACCCGCTAGAGCTTTCCACCGAGATAACTAACCCTTGCCAATCATCTCTCCACCAGTGGCACTTGAGTGTAGGTTTTTATTGCCGAATCATATCTTTTTTAGTTGACAAGTTGTAAATCTTTTAATATACTTCCCCAATCATGACCACCAAAATCGTCATAGTCAAGCAGCATCTCTACGAAACCATCAAGGCCGATTTTAGGCGCCAGGGCTGGGAGTTCTGCTCCGCGGTGTTTAAGGGAGGCCTGGTCACGCTTGAGTTTAGCCTAACCCCGCCACGCCCCGCCAAGCCACGGCATGCCCTGCCAAGCTGGGCCACGTTGGGCCAAGCCTCGCCATGCCATGGAAACCAAAAAACCAGTAAGGAGGACAGCAGATGTATGAAATCGAAGTAACGGTAAGAGGTTTGACGCCGATCCTGATGCACAGCGCAAGAGCGATGATGGCCCAGGCCAGCGTAAGGACGCGCAGCCAGTCAATCCCGCTCTCGGAAGACGAAGCGGAGCTATCGGCGTACAAGACCGAGGATGGATTTCTCTACATGCCAGGTGATGCATTTCGCTCATCCATCGTCCAGGCCGCCGGGCCTTACAAGCAGGGTCGCACCTCGGTCAAGAGCGTGCTGAGCGGCGCGATCCTGGAGATGAAACCGGAAGAGCTGATCCTGGTGCGTGATGGCAAACGCATCACCGAATACGCAGTGGATGTCCGCAGGGTGGTAGTGCAGGGGAACGCGGTCCTGCGCTCCAGGGCCAGGATAGACCTCCCCTGGGAGACAACGTGGGAGATGTGGATCGATGAGAACATGTTCAACGAAAGCTTCATCAAGGATACCCTGCCAGATATTATCAACCGCGCCGGACTGGTGATAGGCGTGGGGGACTTCCGGCCCGGATCTCCGAAGTGCAAGACGGGGAGATTCGGGCGATACGAGATTGCGAAGTATGAGTTCCCGGTTAAGAAGGGGGGCAAGTAATGCTTTTACACGCCTAGCCCGGCCATGCCGAGCCCGGCCGAGCCGGGTCCGGCCGCGCCAAGCCAAGCCAAGCTTATTATGATCAAGGGAGCGACACAGCATGAAGCATCTGGAGAGTAAAGAAGTCAACATCGCAGAGCTGGTGCTGGACTTCAACATCTACCCCCGGCACACGATAAGCGACAGCACCGCCAGGAAGTATCAGGAGGCCTACAGCCTGGGGGCCGAGTTCCCTCCCGTGAGGGTGGAGGCCAGGTCAATGCGGGTGGTGGACGGATTTCACCGCGTCGCCGCCTGCACCAGGAATAAATCCGATACCATCAAAGCAGAGCTCTACGAATTTGAGGATGATAAGGATCTCCTGTTCTGGGCAATGGCCTGGAATTCCACGCACGGCCAGAACCTGTCAGAGGTTGACTACGCCAGATGCTACCTGATCGGCACAAAGGCCGGAATGAAGCCGGAGCTGATAGCCGAAGCCCTGAGTGTGAAAATTACCAAGCTAAAGCACGCGAGGCAGAAAGGCGTCGCGGATCCCAAGCTCAGACGCGCAATAACGCACGCAGACTCAGCAATATTCAAGAAGCCATCCCGCAGTGACCTTGTCCAGCCCAAAATCAAGGAAGATGAGGAGCAAAAGAAGGTCAACAGGATCTTCGAGAGCCCCACCAGGCAGGGGGCGGAAAGAAAACCCGATGAGCCAGTGATAGACTGGCGCGAGCGCTACGAGAGGGAGCTGGAGATCAGGCTCGCCCTCGAGAAGGAGAACGAGAAGCTGAAGGAGCAGGTAAGACGACTGAAGGAGACAGTGTTTCGCCTCAGCCGGGAAATCAACCCCGATGAGCCTGAATTCGTCCCCGACGAGGCGGAGGACGCCGTGCTCTAAAGGGAGGCACTGATGATGTCGGACCTGGAGCTTTTCGAAATTCATGAGGGAAGACGCAAGAAGGTCGCCATTGTGAGCGAGGAGATCATCTCGCGCATGGGGCCTGAGGCCTTCTTCCCGATCCAGAAAGCTCTGGGACGCATGTGGGACCCTACCCCGGATTCGTCTGGGAATCCGTTTAGCGCCCGGTCGCCCCAACAAGGGTGGGGTTGGGACCGCAAGCGCGACGGTGACAGGTAGGGCCAAGAAAATAAAGCGTAGGAGGTTAGGCAGGGGCGCGTAACCGGGCAACCTAACAGCATAACCTTTTGAGCCCGGGCGGGACCTAGTGGCCTGCGGAGCCAAAGCCGGGGTCTCCGCCAGGCCCATGGCCCCGCCCCAGAAGGGAGAGGTTCGTGCCCCGAAAGGACACAAGGCAGCAGCTACCGCTTTTCACTCCTCTTGGCCGTGCATTCTCAGAAGAGCGCGAAGCTGCCGACATGCGCATAATGGTTTTGGATTCCCTTGCGAAGCAATGGTACGGAGGCCTCCAGCGGGTCGAAGGTGAGAACTGTATCGAATGCGGAAAACCGCTCTACTTCCACTGGAATTACTTGAACTCCAAGTCGAAGGCGATTGTCTATTGCAGAGATTGCGGATGGCATACGGAGGTGCAGCTCAATGATTGATAACCCAATCTATAGTGAACTTGACCGCCTCTACCAGCAGAACCTGGAATTGCGGCAGAGGCTCGGCAGTGTCCTTGCGGAAAACAGGCGACTCAGGAGGACGTTGGGGCTTATCGTGAAGGTTCTGAAATATAACTTACCGAGGAGGAAAAATGAGCAAACACGATAGCGCATCAGCACAGGAACAAAAGGAGTTTTCCCTGGAGGAATACAGGGCAAGGTCGTTCAACGTGTTAGTCCCCACCCAAACCCTCAGGACCTATTCCGACATGCACGAGCCCGTCCTTGAGCAGGTGTTCCTATCACCCAACCCGGACGACGGCGACGTGTACGTCCAGGAGCAGGGGAATCAAAGGAAGCCCACCAAATACGCGCTTACTAAGCAGGCACTCATGAAGCTGAGCCTTTGCGCTGGCATCATGTGGCACCCTGCCGAGACAAGGCGCACGGATGACAGAAGCGATAAGAATTATGTGAGCTATCAAGCAGTCGGCGGGGTGCGCAAGTCCGACGGCACCTGGGTGTTCTGGAAGGGGGAGTACGACCTCGACTTTGAGGTCATCGAGATGGAGCTGGAGGAGCAGTACCGCAACAAGGCCGAGAAATACGAGGCCGACGAGGACGCCACCTGGTGGCAGAAGAAGACTGAGGATGAAAAGGAAGCTTACATTCAGCGCTGCATCCGGAGGGACCTGCTCCAGAAGCGGAAGCATAAACTGAAACTGGCCGAATCCGGCGCAATGAACAGGGTGATCCGCGCCGTCCTCGGGATGAAAAGCACCTACACCAAAAAGGAGCTGGAACAGCCCTTTGTTGTGGCCCGGGTTGTATTCCGTCCCGATTACTCGGACCCGGAGGTTAGGCGGCAGCTCACCGAGGCGTCCATAGACGCTATGACGAGCATCTACGGCCCCCCCAGGGGCGCATACAAAGCGGGGGCGCCGGCGCCGGGCTCTGACCCTGGTCCTGGGAAGCCGCCGGATCAACAACGGCCCCCTGGGTCTCACACCATCATCGACGTAGAACCCGAGGAACCCCCGGACCCTGAAAACGGAGAGGCAGAGGGAGGACCGCCCGAGGGGGACAGCAGGGAAGTTGATTTCATCAACAGCGGCGTGGATGACCAGATAAAGACCCTGACTCTGCTTGCAGCGCGTAAGGGCTATGACATGACGCAGCTCAAGAGGCCCATACTACAGTGGGAGCCTGAACACCGCATAGGCTTCTTCCGGAAGCTTAATTCCATGCCCGACAAAGAGGAGAACCCGTACTAGGCTGATGAACTGGATAATAGGGATAGTTTTCGTGCTGGGCATGTCTCTGGCCATGAACGAGGGCGACTATTTCCCCTGGGCGAACCTGCTTGGATTTCTGTTAATGCTTGGCATGCTGAGGCTGATGAGGCGATAAATGCGGTTGTTTGCAAGCATATTCTTTCTGTTGGGCGTGATCACCGCTGTACTGGTTTTGGGGCTGTTTGCAGGCTGGGTGCTCAAACGATGGGAGAGGGAGATGACGAAGGAGTACGTAATAAAGGACAGGAAGATGGGGCTGTATTTTGTAGGTCATGCAGATGGCGGTCGGTACGAGCTCGGCTCGAAGCGCAGGGCAAGGCGTTTCCACAGCGCGTCCTTTGCCGCCTACGTCGTGGAGGCCCTCAGCAAGGTGGCGGAAGGTCCCTTTGAGATCGAGAAAATAAGGAGATGAGGGAGATGGGCAAAACCTATGAGATCCAATACTCCATGGCCGTGCGGCGCTGGGTCGGCGTGGAGCAGAAGGGTCCGCTCTCGAAGGTCCTCTGCGTGGGCGAGACCCCGGCGGAGTGCTTCAGCCAGCTTGAGCGGGCGGACGGCGCGGACACGAAGACCGTGTTCGCGGTCGAAGTGGAAAGCGAGGAGGCAACGCCATGAGATTGAACCAAGAGGTGATTCAAACGATTGAGGAGAGCGTAAGCAGGCTCTTGTCGGAATACAAGGATGAACTGAATGAAGCCTATCTCAAATGCGACGAGAGGAAATTCTCCATAGCGCTGGGAACAAAGATTGAGGAGACCGACAACGGCCGCTTCAAAGTAGAGACCTCGATCAGCTTCGTGAAGGATAAGGTCAAGGACTCGACCATCGACTATGTCGATGCCGAGCAAGTCTCATTCAACTTCAAAAACTCGGAGGCAGGCTCGTGAAGATATTCCACTTGGCAGACCTGCATATTCGTGACCACGATATAGATCAGTGCTGGCGTTGCCTGCATGCTGTAACAGAAAAGGCGCAGGTGGAGCGGCCCGACCTCGTGGTCGTGGCGGGAGATATTTTCGACAACCAGGCGGTCAAGCTCGGGTCGGATTCGGCAAGGCTCGCGGTGGGCTGGTTCTCCCAGATAGCAGCTATTGCGCCGGTGATATGTGTAACGGGAACGCCGTCGCACGACGGCAAAGCGCCCGAAATACTGGCACACATCAATAACCCGGGCATCTGGGTATCTGCGGTGCCGGAGCAGATCGTAGTCGCGAAGGGGGAAATCTGGACAATGCAGGATTTCTGGGACACCGCATCCCCTGACATAAGCGATTGCGACTTGATCGTAAGTCTTGTTCCCGCGCCGACAAAGCAGTTCTGGGACAGCCGCGGCGGGATCCTCGAGACGGACCAGGAAATCTCTCAGACCATGAGCGGCATCTTCGCAGGGTTCGGGGACATCGCTTCGCAGTTTAGCTGCCCCCACATTTTAGTGGGCCACTTCTCTGTCCGGGGCGCAGAGATATCTGAAAGCCAGGTCATGGTCGGGCGCGAGATTGAGATTGGCAAAGACCAGCTTTCACTGGCCAACGCCCACCTGGTTCTCCTCGGGCACATACACAAGCGCCAGAGTATCGAACCCAACATCTTCTATTCCGGGTCCCTTTACCCTCTCAATTATGGCGAGAAGGAAGATAAGGGCTATTACATACAGACAATTGATGGGACCGCAACGCTGTCCCAATTCATCAAAACACCCCACCGCAAACTCACAAGGCTCATATATGACTTCACCCGCCATGAGGAGGATACGCTGCACGACCTAGACATCGTGCTGTATAGCCTGGCCCCTGAAGAGGTCCAGGGGGCTGCCCTGCGCGTGGAGCTGAGGGTGTGGCAGGATGAAGCGGAACAGTTGGACCCTGAGGGAATCAAGAAATTCTACCTTGACGGCGACTTTAGCGTTTACAGGGCAAGCTCGGTTGAGGTGCGGATCGTGCGAGTACCCAGGGAGAATGTGAGGTGCGAAACTATCCTGAAAGCGCAAAAGCTGAGAGAGAAAATTCTTGAGCGAGCCCGGGTGTCCGGAGAAAACGGGGTGCCGGAGAGCATTCTGGAAAAGGCCGATAGCCTCGAAGCCCTGCCAGCACAGGAGCTTGTCGAGCGGGTATCACGCTAAAAGATTAACCCCAGGGGTTAATAGCTTTGAAAGGAGGCGTAATGGAGAAGAAGATAGGCCCTACCGGCAGATTTCCGGAGGGCAAGATTAACGAGCATGATGAGGGCGAGCTCCGGATCGGCATCCCGACCGATGGGGAAAAGGTCGTGGTCAGTTTCGGCGTGCCCGTGTTGTGGCTCGCCATGACTGGAGATCAAGCGATAGAACTGGGCGATGCGTTGACGAAGCATGGCCGCAAGGCCAACGGCTGGGACGGAGGAATAAATGAAAATTGAGTCGATCAAACTGCGCGGATTCATCGGCATCAAGAAAGGGCTGGGGCTCGACGACCTCGCCCTTGATCTGTCCAGTCTTTCCGGTCTGGTTGCTATTGCCGGGCAAAACGGCAGGGGGAAGACCTCACTCCTTGAGAACCTCCAACCGTTTCGCGCCTTCGCATCACGCAAGAGGGCGCTGCAGCACCACGTGTTCTTGAGGGATAGCTACAGGGAGCTTTCCTTCAGGTGGAATGGCGATGTCTACCGGACCCTCCTGAAGATTGATTGTGACAGCGAGCGCCAGGAAGGGTTTATCTGGAAGAACGGGGATCCCCAGGTGAACGGCAAGGTGCGGGACTACGATCGCTATATTGAGGGGCTCTTCGGTAGTTCTCGGCTCTTTTTCAACAGCGTGTTCTGCGCCCAGGGCGCAGAAAAAATCACGGACATGACCCCGGGGCAGCTTAAATCGTTGTTTACCGAATTCCTCCGCCTGGACCGCTACGTTGAATGGGAGCAGACCGCGAAGCAAATTGGCCAGGTCCTGAGTGGAAAGGCAAACCAGTTGCAAAAAGAGGTCCAGCACCTTGAACGCATAGTGGGCGAGATCGAAGGGCTGAGGATAAAGCTGATCACGGAAAGGCAGCGGTATGAGCAACAGAATAAGCGAACCCAGGGGCTGGCAGGTGAGTTGGAGCGCGTAAAGAATGAGCTTGACATTGCCAGCGAGACTGAGAGCAAGAACAGGGTCCTGCGCGCTAAGCTCGATGCCTACAGCGAAAGCCATGAGGCCGCCCGGAGGGACCTTGCAGCCATTGAGGGGGATGCCCGGGAGGAGATTGAAAGGTTTGGCCGGGAAATAGCTAAGCTTGAGGGGGAAATTGCGCGCTATAAGGGCATCCTTGAGGAAGGCGACAGGATCACCAGTGCGGTGAGGGAATCAGAGGAGGCCGCTGCGAGGCTAGCAGGTCTCCTAAAGGATCTGGAGGATACGAGGGCAAAAAATGATGAAGCCCAAGGTTCTATTGGCAGAGTAAAGGAGGAGCTCGCCAAAGCGAAGGCTGAAAAAGCGAGCTTGAGCGAAGCTAAGGACCTCGCAGTCCTTGAGGCCAGGCTCAAGGCAGCGAAGGAGGATTTGAAGACTTTAAATCTCCGCGACCCTGCCTGCCGGTCCACTACCTGCTCATTTATCGCCAGGTCCATAGAATCCCAAAAAGCGATTCCGGGCCTCGAACGCCAGATAGGAGAATTAAAAGCCGAGCAGGAAAAGCGGCTTGAGGCGGTGGAAAAAGACATCCGCTCCGCTACCGAAAGGTTGCGCTCCCTTGAGGGTGAGCAGGGTAAACTCGGTGAGAGCATCGCGCGGGTCAAAAAAGCGATCACAGAGCAGCAACAGATAATCAGCCGGAACAAGGCATTCGGGGATAAGGCATCCCAACTTGAGACGGCGCGTGCAGCAGTTTCCTCTACAGACGACCGGCTGTTCGCTCTGGTGAAGGATCGCCATCTGGCCAAGGAGAAATGGGATAAGAAGGTACGCGCCAAGCAGGAGGAAATCAGGGTACTCGCAAAGATGAAAGAGGAGGTCAAAGCGGGGATAGACGAGAAAGCGGAGTCAAGGGTCGCGGAGCTGAAAGGGAAGATTGAGGCTCTGCAAGGGGAGTTCGCCCAGGGTGAAAAGGCGTGCGCCGAAACCTCCAGGAACATCGCGGTGCTTGAAAATCAGCTTCAACAGGCGGAACGGGAGAAAGAAAAGCTTGCTGCGCTACAAGGAGAAATTGGGAGGGTGAAGAACGAGGTGTCTGAGTGGGCATACCTACAGACGGCGTGCGGGGCGAATGGCCTCAGGGCGCTGGAGATTGATAGCGTCGCGCCGGCCATCAGCGCATACGCGAACGAATTGCTCAGCCAGGCTTTTGGCCCTCTGTTCACGGTGCGCCTCCGGACCCAGGACGAGGAGGGCAGGGAAGTTCTGCAAGTCCTCGTCATGCGGGAGGACGGCAGCGAGCCGCTGCTTGAGAACCTCTCAGGCGGGGAGAAAATATGGATACTAAAGGCTCTGCGCCTGGCAATGACGCTGATCAGCAAAGAAAAGAGCGGCCACAATTTCCTCACGTGTTTGGCCGACGAGGAAGATGGGGCGCTGGACGTAGAAAACGCCTTGAACTTCATTCGCCTGTATAGAGCGTTCATGGTCTCTGGCGGGTTTGAATCATGCTTTTTCATCAGCCATAAGCCAGAGTGCGTGGCCATGGCGGATCACCAGGTGCTGTTTCAGAGCGGCGGAGTTGAGGTGAACGCAGGCGCATAGGAGGCACGACAGGGAGTATATACACGGGTGGCAAGGACCTATAAAACAAGCAAGGCTGATTTTGAGTTATTTAAGAAGCATGTCGGAAAGTGGGTTGATGTTTTTGGGCTCAAATGCTGGCAACTCCACTTTACCACAGAGACGCTCGCCAACGAGCGAGCGCAAATAAGATATAACCTCATTCATCGACAGGCAATATTTGCGTTGAACACAGAATTTCGGGAATATGAAGACATTTCAATAGACAAGGCATTAATTGAGCGAACAGCTTTTCACGAAGTCATGGAACTATTTCTTGCCCCTTTGGTGGGAATGATCGAGCAAAGGTTTGCTCTTGGGGTAGACGATATTACAGAAGCCACTCACATGATAATTAGAACACTTGAAAATGTTGTGTGGGAAGGAGGAACTCATGTCAAATAGAATATTGTGCTTTTATCACTCCGCAGATCTTGACGGGCATTGTTCAGGTGCTCTCGTCAAGATGGCATATCCTGAATGTGAATTGCACCCTATTGACTATGGTGACAAATTCCCCTGGGACCTTGTAAGGCTTGATTCACTGGCCGAGATAGGCAGAATTTTCATGGTGGATTTCTCCCTTCAGCCTTTTGAAGAGATGGTCAAGCTGCAGCAATTAACGGATAACAAGCTCATTTGGATAGATCACCACAAGTCAGCGATAGAGGCCCATAAGGAATGGAACAACAGGCATCCCGCATATCTTTCCATTTGTGGCATCAGGGAGGTTGGTGCTGGTGCATGCGAGCTTGTTTGGAGATATTTGAGGAAGCGCCTTCATCCTCTCCTTCAGGGCTTACCGGAAGGACCGCCCCTTTTCGTTCGGTTGCTTGCAGAATACGACGTTTGGGATCACTTCGACCCGCGAACCCTGCCTTTCCAATATGGGGTTCGCCTGCATGACACAGCACCTGAAAATCAGGACTTCTGGCGTAGCCTTTTCTACCAAAGCATATGCGAAAGAATTATCAATGAGGGCGAGGTGGTGCTCAAATACATTGAACGGGACAACAAGAAGTATGCCCAAGCTACGTGGTTCCCTGTTTATTTCAACAACCTAAAGTGCATTGCGATTAATCGGGCATTCGGCAATACCAAGCTTTTCAACTCAGTAGATACAGGCCAATATGATGCCATGATCGCGTTTGCATACCAAAAGGATAAATGGGTAGTTTACCTGTACAGCGCCAAGCCGGAGGTTGATGTTTCCGAGATAGCAAAAGAATATGGAGGCGGCGGACACAAGGCTGCTGCTGGTTTTGTCTGTCAGGAATTACCCTTTCCGCTGAAGTAGGGAGGGGGTATGCCCAAGGAGATGATTGTCATTTATGATGGTCAGCTCTGTGATACCGGCAGGGCGCGGCTCTTTAGGTTTGGTGATGACGAAGCATGGATCCCCGAAAGCCAAATACTCTGGGAGGATCGGACAGCGAACGAGTTGCTGTTACCAGAATGGCTCGTCATTGAGAAGGGACTGGAGGGATATGCGAAATAAGTTAGGTAGGTGGAAGCGAATGGAAGATGAGATCTATAGTGTCAAAGAGGTAGCAAAGTTCCTCCGGGTACATGAGCTCACGGTATATGCGCTGATCCATAGGGCTGCCCTTCCATCGCGGAGGTTGGGCGGCAAACATCTGATTTCCGGTAAGGCCCTAGCAAAATGGCTAGAGAACGGTGGAGAGATCTCCAAGGTCTCGTGTCTAAGAAGAAGTAGGTTTGGAGATGATACTTGTAAGGGACGTAAAAATTGAAAAGGTAAAACCTAATGATTTCCAGCCTATTGCTCGCTATGGCCCAGAATATTTGTTGGCACACGGTTTATTTGAACCGAATAAAGAGATTGTAATAACCAGAGAAATGGTTAAGGGGAAAAGGTTCCGTAATTTCTATGGCCTTGATGTGGTAATAGGGTGGGATCAAGCTACCCAGACAGCGCTTGGCTTGCCCTTTGCAGTTTTCGAAGCCCAAGAGAAGAGGCGTGAAAGTGATTATCGCGAGAATGCTCGATTAAGAAAGAAGATCAGAGAACTGGAAAATATGACATTACTCCAGTTTATAAAGAAAAAGATAATAACTGCTTTAAGAGGTTAACCAACCAATGAAAGCAATAAGCTTATGGCACCCTATTCATCCAACGATGACAGGGATCCCTATGAGATCCTGGCGGAGCCTCCCAAGAATAGCTATGACTTGGCTAAAGACCAAGAACGTGAGCTGATAGAGGCCATAGGCATTGAATTGTACGAATACCTGGAGAAACTGACTGAGGATGCAGAAGCGAAAGCACCAAGCAGAGTTTGATTGCGTGATGGAGCGCATTATTAGCGGGGATCCCATTCACACGATTACGCTTCATGTGGTCCCTGGGGGAGGGAAGTCGGCCATTCCAATCATTGCCGGTCGGCTGATCACCGCAGGGTTGGCCGATCGGCTCTGCTGGGTGGTGCCGCGCAAATCGCTCCAGGACCAGGGAGAACGCAATTTCCTTGATCCGTTCTTTCGCCGTATGTTTGACCACCAGTTGACCATCCGATCGTCTACGAATGAAACGGATCCGTGCCGAGGGCAGAGCGGCTTTATCACCACATACCAAGCATTGGGGGTAGACCATGATCGGACGGTATACCGAGAGTTTCTCCGAAGGCGATATATCCTCATTCTCGATGAGTTCCACCACTGCGAGTACGGCGGTGCTTGGGCTGGCTGCCTACGTGATATTGTGCGACTTGCCGAATACCGAATCCTTATGTCTGGTACCCTTGAGCGTGGAGATAATGCCCGCATTGCATTTATCCCCTACATTGAAGAAGAGCCAGGAATATTTCGACCCGCCCCTGCCCAGGGAGAGGAGTCCGCCTTTATTCGATATTCCCGGAGCGCCGCATTGATGGAGCAAGCAATCATTCCTTTGCGCTTTTACCTATCGGACGGTTACGTGGAATGGGAAACGAAACAGGGCGTGCGGCGGTCCGGGAAACTGTCCAAGATGAACGAGGAGGCCTCGGCAGCCCTTTTTACCGCCTTGAGCACCCAATTTGCAGAGCAAATCCTGAAAAGAGGCCTCGAACATTGGTCCCGCCATAAAGAACGCAGCACAATATCAAAGCTTCTTGTCGTCACAGCCAACTACTCGCATGCCAAGCACTTTGCTGGGTTGCTCAAGGCGATGGGCTATAAGGCGAAAATAGCAACGTCTCATGACAGCCCGGTGGCCCTGAAGAACATAAAGGAGTTTAGATTCGGGGGGCTGGATATTTTGGTGACCATAGCAATGGCCTATGAGGGGCTCGATGTCCCGCAGATCTCGCACATTATATGCCTCACGCACATCCGGACGCTCCCCTGGATAGAGCAGATGATCTCCAGGGCGGTCCGCATTGATCCCAGCGCTGGACCCTATGAAAGCCAGGTTGCCTACGTTTTCGCGCCGGACGACCCCCTATTTTCCGAGGTGGTTGAGGCTATTCGTCAAGAGCAGGTGCCCATAGTCGGTGACGTAGAAAGGGCGCCCAACAAGGCTGCAGGAGATAGTCGGGAGCCAGAAAGAGAGCCCTGGATTACTCCTTTGGGCGGAGAAATTACCGGGTCGCGCGAGATCTCCATGTATGGGGCAGCCTCGGATGCAGGGAGGCCCTCGCAAACGATTACGGTAAAAGATATGGAGGAGGAGCTCCTTGCCCGGATAAGCCGCCACATTGCCAGGTTCAGCTTCGAGAATCGGTACAAGCCCCAGAGGATAAACGCCGAGGTCAAGGCGCATTTCCGTAAGGCCAGACGGAATATGACGCTGCGTGAACTTGAGGAGTGCTTGAAATTCGTTCAATACGCCTATCCCCTAAACGGCAGGGAGGGGCGCTCTGCTACCAGCCCGCCGAGGGGCAAAAAGCGCAGGGTGCCGACACAGGTAAGATTATGGGGCATGGATTGAGCTGAGATATGACCTCGTGAGGGCAGCCCAAAAATACTTAGACGGTTGAGCTTAGAAGGGAGAAAGGAATGAACGGCGAGATTAATGAGCAAGGGCATCTTGTTATTTACAGGCCATCCAAGCACGGTTCCCGTGCGATGGAGCAACTATGCCCCCACCAAACAGAGCAATTGGTCCCATGTGGAGACTGGTGCCCGCTGTTTAGTGAGCCGGAGATTGGCACAGATCCGGATGGCAATTTGACCTCCGCCTCGATTCTCCTATGCGGTGGTCAGCGGTGGATATTCATGTCGTTCGCTGACGAACGATAATCGGGGCATTGGAGCGGGCAAGGGCCGGAAGCCCTATAAGGCGGTCACTGAATGCCCAAGCACAAGTTGTCCCTTGCACCGATATCGCATTGGGAAAGACCCTGGTCGAAAGAAAAAGGGTGGCAACCCGAAAGTAATTCAGGATTCCGTCTCGGCCTATCTTAGGTAGGCCAAAATTACCCCAACTCAGTTGGCAATTTTTGAACGAGACTTGATTTTCTATGGCCTCCTTGACATCTACCCCTTACCAACGTAAGATCGGCCCCGTATCAGCCAAATCTGGGGTTGGGGGCGATTGCATGAAAGGGGGAATCTATTCTGATGAAAAGTGCCCCTTATGCGGGGGCAGGTTTAAAGATGATGGTCGGAGGGGACTCTTCTGCCCGAACCATCCAGAGCAAAGGGCCAGCAGGCGGTTTCGGATCTACTTCAGGGGGGTCACACGGCGTTTCAGGAGCTACGAGGCCGCTCAAAAATGCCTCACTGGCCTCAGGTTCAAGGAGGATGAGGGAACGTTCGACCCCAGGGAATATCGGGCTGATAATCCCCTTGGGTTTGAAAATCTAGCCAATGAGTGGCTCCGCCTCCGAGAGGCGGAGATCAGGCCGGACGGCATCAGCCCAAACACCTATCGGGCCCTTGAAGACCATATTTGGAAGGCGATTCGAGTTTTTGGCCCTGTCAGCGTAAAACGCCTGCGCCTGAAAGACTTCCAGTTTTTTCTCACCCAGTATAACGTCAGCAATAAGAGCAAATTCAATTATATTCAGACACTTAAGCAGTTCTTCAAGTGGCTTTACGATAATGATGAGATCTCGGTAATGCCCAAGTTCCCGAAGGTCCAGTTTGAGCTTCGCCGGCGAAAGACTGTTACGAAGGCAGACCAATTCGGTATCTTGGATACGCTGAAGGGGTGGGCCCCCTACAAGACCTGGCTGGGCATCAAATGGATGACCACCTACTTTAACGTGCGGCCCGAGGAATGGCGCAATATCCGGGAAGGGGACATCAACCTGAAGGCAAGAGAGATCCTGATACGGCACCCCAAGGAGAATAGGTCCAAAATCGTGTATCTCATTGACGAAGACGTGGAGATCTTGGGGGCCCTACCCCCTTGCATAGATCCTGACGCCTATTTCTTCCGCCATAAGAATGGGAGGCAATTCGGCGAGAAACATTTTTACAAGTGGTGGAAGCGGGCCTGTGCCAAGCTCGGAATCCAGGGAGTGGACCTCTACGGGGGCACTACCCACTCAACCACCAGGGCTCTCAGAAAATACCGCACCCCGGAGGAGATCCGCTATGGCTCGATGAGGAGCACTACCAAGGCATTTGACCGCTACTACTGGGAGGAAGGAGACGACCTCAGGGCCATCTATTCCGATGCTAGGGGTGGCAAAAAAGTGGCAAAGAAATTTAGGCACTCCGAAAGCGATAACTAACCGATATTATTGCAAATCGCTGGTCGGGACGACTGGATTTGAACCAGCGGACTGAGTAATACTTTCAGGACCTTACCCACCTAGCGGCAAAAAGATGGTAAAACATAGCCCAACTTAATGAGGTTAAAAATCTTCCCATGAATCTCTTTGGCGAATGGTAGACGAAAGCGCTCTGGGAAGAATGTCTTTGCTACCATCTCCGTACTAATAGAACATGATGATAGAATTTGTTCAGTTACACCATCCATTGGGTATGCTCATCCGCTTCCATAACTGTCTTGTTTGAGTACGGTAATCGGTTTATTTCCTATATTTCCAAGCAAAATCCAGATTTGATGCACCAGGGTCATTCTCACAGTTTACCGTAAAAGTTGTATCGCCAATACTATCTACCCAGATTGCCCCTGGGGTATTTGTAGGATTTTCTATTAGAGTAATGGTTATATCTTGTGGGTCGGGGGTAAATCCTAATCCATGAGTAATAACCTTGCTTGTTGTTCCACTGGCAATTGTCCCCGTCCCTGATGCATACGGCTTTTCCCATTCTACAACGTAGATTTTATTCCCCGCTGAGACCTCCGTTGTTGCTCCAAGTGCACCTGTAATGTCTATAGTATCAGCATCGACAATCGTTGCGATTGTAGTACTATGAACATAAGGACTAGACTCATCTGTATCTTTGAAAATGTGAATTACGTCTCCAACTGCCATATTAGATGTTGATCCATTTATAGTAATCGTATCAGTGTCGTCCACTGAGGCAATTGTATCTTCTATACGCTTTCTAAGAACCAACCCCCCAGTGTCAACTTTATCAGTAGCAGTATAATAACGCATCTTCGCGCCTAAATAGGTAACGGGATTAGCCCAAGCATTACCATTCCAATAGCCTACATCACAAAATGGCAGAGGGCCTTTGTTTCCAGTGGCTCCAAAATTGTAAGGTGTGGTAAAACCGTAAAAGTTATTCTTTTCAACTACTGCATCTATAAAATTTGAACCTGTTACCCGAATAGCATAATCCATATTGCCTGATTCATCGGCAATTGTATTGCCAACAACTGTAACACCGTAACATAGATCAAGGTTATACAGACGAATTCCCTGATTCATAGGACCTGTTTCGCCTGATTTAGCTGTGATAGTGTTTCCTGAAATTGTCCCAGAAACCGTCGCACCAACTAATACAATCCCAGCACCATGAGTCCAATTATCTTCCAAGCCGTAAATCACATTTCCTGTAAGCGAGAAATTTCTGATATATTGAGCAAAAATCCCTGCATTTCCAGCGGATGTTGTGTGCTTATTGAAGCCAGTAATGATATTGTCTGACACTACTACATCTGAAATAGCATCAAAATCTGTCCAATCGCCTGCCACAGGTTGACCAGAGATTTGAATGCCGGAATTATTAGCACCTGTGCCAGACCAAGTATCCGTTGAGGTGCCTTCAAGATAATTTCCAATGATCCTTACATTCTTAACTATATTTGTGCTGCCTGCCAGCCCAACATCAATCCCCTGGCGAACATCTTTTATGACATTGCCTATAATCTCAAGATCGTCACAGTCATGAGACATAATGCCATCCCAGGCCCGAGGACCTGTTATCTTGTTAAAATTGATTGAGGAATATTCAAGCGGGCTGCCGCCATCATTATCACCTGTTGCTTGGATAGCATAACAATTCTGCTTCCCTGTTTCCTGATTGTCGTAAATAGTATTTTTATCAAAATGAAATTTTGTATTGCTCGTGCCATTCAGTGCAACACGCTGGTAGTTATGCAGCTCGTTTCTCTCTACCCATACACGATCCGAATTAGCAATCCAAACCAAATCAAAGCCGGTCATTACCTCAAGATCAGTTACTCTGACATCTGTGCAACCATCAAAATGGATTAATCCTCTGTCTGTAAGCTGCTCTGTAACCAATCTGCCAACCAGTTTTCCGCCTCGGCCATCAATGGTGATATTATTTTTTGAAGAAGCATAAAAAGTATTTTTATCTGTGCCGGTCTGAGTTAGTACCACACCTGGGAGAAAGTCAATCCACTGACCATCTTGTATTGTAATTTTATCTGTAAGGCTGACATCATGAGTGCAGGTGATATGGCAATTTGCGTTGCCAAAAGCATCTTGATAAGCATCAGTGTCAGACCCGTACCAGCCGGTATATATGTGCCCTGGAACAGAATAGGCGATTGATCCATCACCATCAAAAATCTGTTGTGTTGCCGGCGCATTAATATTCTCCGGCGAATAAATCGTTACCGTCACTCCAGCAGCAGGAGAGAGGAGGGCACCGTTTTCGAATTGAAACGTTACGTTGGTGTAGGAAGAAATGTCGTAGGTGGTGTTGACCGTGTAGGTGGTGGTGTTCGAGGAGCCGTTATGGGTGAACGCCACGGTCGCTTTTTTGCTGGTGCCTAGTGCCGTAAGGAGGTCGTAAAGTGACGATCCGTTTCCAGCAGCGCCATGGTCACTTTCCGAGGGGTTAGGATAGAGATTGTAAGATCCCCCTCCCCCCACGAATTCCACGTTATCCATGGTCCAGATAGTGACATCGGACGAATCTTTAAGGACAAGCTTGTAAAGCCCGGACCCATAGATCGTCGCCTCACCGCGACTATCCAAAATGACAGGATTGGTGTTGGGCGTCGAAAGGTTGCGGTCAGAGTATGTAGCCTTGCTTGTCGTGGTACCCGGGAGATAGCTGTAGAGCTTTCCTCCGGCAAGGGGTACACCGGAAGAGTCGAACGCTTGAAACTTGGGATTGGACATGAGGGTTCCCGCCCAAGAAAGGTGGGCGAGAAGCATAAAGATAATCAGAAGCGCCTGAAAAACGATTTTTAAGTGCCTGGATTTCATGACAAATCTCCTTTTTGGTAAAAAAACAGGCGGCGCTGAAGCGCCGCCTCGGTCATCGCAAAGTATGGCAAGTCGTGGCAGTTTATGGCGTTTTATGGCATCTTATGGCATCGCCTGCCTTAGGCGTTCCCTTTTTGGGGGCCGGAATGCCCGCCTGATATTGTTTCGTATGGATTTCCGGGTGATGAGGGGTGCGAGGCGCTCAAGCCCGTGCGCCCTTACCGCTTCGTTGTAATCTTGAATTTCAGCGATGATATCCAACCAATCCGCCTTGGACCGTTCAGATAGGGGACGCAGGTAAAAGCGCTTGATCTTGGCGTAGATATCCGTCCTCATTTCTCGATATTTCTGTTCAATGCGCCTCTCCTTCCATTGCTTCTCCCTAATCCCCGCGATCCTTGCGGGATTAAAGGAGAGAGCTCTGTAAAGTGCATCAATCGTCTCCGGGAGGAGCGGTTCATTGCCCCAGAAGACGGGTGCATTGTTTCTGGTGGTCACCCCCTCTGTGGTCTCTCTATATGCCTTTACTATTCCGGCCATGAAGAGCGGTAGTTCATTTTCGATGCCCTTTAGGACGTCGCCACGCAAAATGCTTTGTGGACCGCGGTAGAATGTTTCAGATATGACGCTTCCAGGAGCGCCAAGGATTTCGGGTATCGTCGTTGGGATGTCGGTAATTCCGATCTGAAGCGAACCCTTAAGGGATACGCCTGCGAGACCGAAAGCGCCGAACCTGCCGAATCGCTCAGCGTATTCGCCAAAATTCCGGTTCAACCAGTCGTAAAATTTTTCCTCTGGGTCTTCTCCGCCTATGCCCAGGGCTTGAGCGATTGCCGTTATGATAGGCGTAGAGACAGTCGCCCCAGTCCCGGCCAGCACGGCTGGACTCAGGAGCATCCACGAAAAAGCCTTTGCGTGCTCGGGCTTCCAGCCGGGACCCCACACTCGCTTCATGGTCAGAAGGTAGTTGTGCGAAAAGGTCCGGAATACGTAAAACATTCTGGCAATTTGCGCGGCAGGATTGGCGCCCCTAGCGAGGTATGGGATATTCGCCTTTCCGTAAACTCCGTGAGCCTTGTCTGAGACCTCCTTTGCAATGCGCAGGGCTTCGTCGTGGTTAAAGCTCCCTTGGGGTGTTTGGAGCTTCAATCCAAGGTAAGTGCCTGCAATTGTCGAAACCCTGTTGAGTTGCTCGGTAGCCCCGAAGCCGAGCATGGCCCATTCGATTGCCCTGTTCCACCCTCGGCCTAGCTTGCTCTCAAGAACTGACAGCGCTTCGCGATTGTATTGCGACTTGTGCCAGCCTTTCTGTTCGATCTCCTCAAAAAGGTCCTTGACGTGCTGCGGTAATTTATCCTTGTCACCGAATTTATAGTGGCCGTAAAGCCTGGAGGCGTTGCCGATGAGACGGAAGGTCTTGTGTATCGGGATCCCAGCGATACCTTCCATAGCTGCCGGGACTGACGTTACCATGGCAGTGAGGTTCACCAAGGGGGCGCTGATGCGGCCGCCTAGATATTTCAGCACCGCCACGCCCTTGACTGTGCCCACGAACCGGTCAATCCACTCTTCGTTCCTGAGCACGTCCTGCAGGTACGCTTTGCCTTCCCTGAAGGCATTGGGCTGTTTCGTGGGGTTGACCCGCCGGTCCTCCACCATGTTGAGCCACTCCTCATACGTGGCGTCCTCGCCCTCAAGGGTCTTGTACTGCTGCCAGGTAATGTCTGTGCCAGTGAACGCTCGAACCATGTCAAGCGCTGCGATCCTTTTAGCCTCCCCTGCGGCCAACCCCGACGCATATTTCGCCGCGGCAATAGCCGGGTCCTCCTCATAACCGATCCAGACATCCTTGCCCTTGGCCATTTGGCGCTGGATCATGTGGGCACGGTGCCCACGACCCTTTATGATGTTGGCCACTTGCTCGGCCATGGCTTTTGCGAACAGTACCTGCACCTCTTGGTCAACTATGCCAACTGAGTTGGCCAGCGCCTTTGCGACCTTTTTGTCGAAATTCGGGCCAGGGTTGTAGAAATGCCAGGCCCTCGGCTCCCCTTCATACGCTGAATAGAACTTTCCGCCCAGCTCCTTAAAGACCCGTGTCATCCTCTTGGATGTCGGTCCGGTGATAACGAAGTCCCTGAGCCCTGGCCTTACCATCCTGTCGGTCCACTGGAGGTTAAAGTCCTCTAAAGATAGTCCGCGCGCATGTATACGCTCAAGGGCCTGATTGATCTGCGCCTGCATGGCAATGACCTGGCCTGCCATTTCGAAGACGTCTTCCGGCATCTTGGGGGAGAGATCCTTCGTGACGGTGTACCCTTTCCTTTGGAGTTCTGTGTGCCGCTTGGCAAGAAGCGTTTTGGTGTCAAAGAATTCCATGATCGGGTTTTCGCCCTTCTTTTCGGCGTACAGCACGAATCGCCCGGGCCTTCTTATGCGCGGGAAGTAGTAACCTCGCATATCCCCCATCATGGCTAGGGCGGTTTTGAGGTCAACTTCTACCCTTTTGTTGTCCAGCCTGACCGCTACTGAGGGTAGTGCCGTACCCGACTCCTCATATTGGCTGATAATTTCGCGCATCGAAGCTGACAGGATATTAAAGCCTTTATGCATGATTAGCCGGAAGGACACCACCGCGTCAACGGCTTGGTCGGGAAAGCCGCGCTTTCTAAGGTCCTGAGCCTCCATTTGAACGGCAGCGCCCCATGCCTTGGCCTCAGAGTCATAACTGCCCACTAACTGGCCGTTTGGTTTCCTGAGCTTCCATAGGTCGCTACCCTCGTCTTTCTCAACCCTGTACCCTATTTGGTTGCGGTCGCGGTTGACTAGGTACGCCTTGACCTTAGCGTAGTCCTGTTTGTGGCGCTTTCTGAAGTCCTCCAGCTTTTTGGTAAGGTATTCACCTTTACTGTTCTTGGTTAGGAGATTCAGGTACTCATAGTAGGTGTCGGGCCTGGCAAGAGCCGCCTCGTACATTCTCCTTAAAGCGGGGACCTTCTCAAAGTGATGTGCCGGCACTGATATGAGGCGGTCGAGGACCGTGGTATCTGGCTTTTGAGCTTTCCACCCAGCTTTGCGGTTCTTCCATATTTCCCCAAGCGTGCGGAGGGGGCCTAAGGACCCCCTTGAAAAACCCTGTTCGTATTTCTTCTCTTCAGCCTGAAAAGTGCCTTTGCGTCCGCCGTATTTTTCCCAGGTCTCGATCACGTGCCTGTTCCAGTCATCAAATGTGCCTGAGAAATGCTTGGTCGGAACTATGCGGGGCTCGACTTCTGCTTCTTTCCCCGGGGGCTCCGCCAAAGAGAAAGCCGTCGTAGTCTCTTCGATCTCTGGTGCGCCAAAATGCGGGACATACTGCCCGGTGACCATTTTGCCCCAGATATCCTCGGGACGGGTAAAACCCTGTCCCTTGAGCCCGTTCCTAATGATTTGCAGGTAGCGGCGCAACCTCATCATGATTGCGCGGATCATGTTGGGCTTATCTTTGAGCGATGAGCGATTCACCATGAATTCCGCAAAGGCATCCGCAGCGGCCTCCTCGCTACCAAAATATTTTATCAAGTGCTCCGCATCGGATTTTGTCAGTAGCCATCTCTGGGCCACGTGCATGTATTCGTGATAGGTGGTGCGTTCCAGCCCTTTCAAATTCTGAAGCGACAGGGCAAGTTCCATAATCGCGCGATAATCGTCAAAGGTGGTAGCACCAAAAATCTGGCGTATCCCCATGCCCTGTTCCTGCCACTCCTTCACTGACTTGGCAATATTTTTTCCGCTCAAGGAGATTATGGGCTTTAGCTCTACATCAATGCGCTCAAGCACTTCGGGAGGTGCTCCGGCTTTTTCGAGCCAGGAGTGAACCAGCTTGGCGGTCCTTTTGATATTTCGGAATTGGCGCGGGGATAGGCGGTATGGTTGTTCGCCGCGGAGAGCTAGTTTGGTTTCGGAAAGAAGCGTGGCATATTTTGTGGGACCTTTGCCACGCCCTTGTCGCGAAGCCCACGATTGGGCTTCCCAAAATACGTCTACTATCGTCAAACCTTCAATTCCGTTCCACAGGGCATTGACGTAGTCCGAGCGCGCCTGGGTTAGCACGCTGTTGTTGACGATCATTCCGCTGGCGTTGGTGGCTTCGGCGATCCTTAGAACGTCGGCGGTGGTCTGCTTCATGCTTCTGCCTTTGATAAAGGGCACAAAGGCAAGCACCCTGTTTTTGCGGTCAAGGAGCATAACGCCATCGTCATTATTGAATTGCTCCTTCAGGGCTTTGAGCGCGTCCTCCGAATCGACGATTCTAGTCTGTGGGGCGCCGCCGAGAAGCAGGCTGCGCTCTTTCACCGGAAGGCTAATTTTGCGAATTCTGGGGCGGATCTTCCTTGTTGTCTCTGCCACTTCCCCTGGGCGCATCTCAACGTATTCGGTTCCACCAAGAATAAGTGATGTCAGTTCCACATCGCCAGCCTCAAGAAGGCTCCTGACGCTTGAAGTTATCTGGTAATCTTCTTTGCCTGGTTTCGGGTCACCTGTGGGATGGTTGTGGACGAGATAAGCTTCAGATGCCCCAGGTATGTTCAGTATCCGCCCAGCAAGTTCAACGGGGTTGGCTATGGCACCGGCGCTGTGACCCTTGGCGTACTTGTGGATCTCAAGGATTCCACCTTCTTTATCAGTCGTTACCGTGTAAAGGAATTCTTGTGGCGATTTTCTGAGGAAGGCGAGGAGGGCTGCAACATCCTCTGGGCCTGATACGAGTTCTCCCGCCGCTCTAATTCGTCCGGTTGTGGAAACTCGCACACGTCTACGGGGAGGTACTTTACGATCCTCTTGCCGTTCGGCAGGCTTGAAATCAAATAGTGAATATTGCTCTTGGGGCGTGGTAGGTGCATAAATGTATTGTGCCCCGCTTTCACCTATCTTGTCAACACCTCTCTCAAAAATATCAAGCGTTTCCCCCTTCTCCGGGGCAAGCAGACTCTTCTGTTTGCCGGTGGTAGGGGGTTTAACCTTTTCTTTGGGGATAGCGGCTTTAGGCTTGAGGTATTGCTGAAAGACTCGGGCGGCCTTTGCCTGGTCAATCGTAAAGGTTTCCGGGTCAAAGCCCAGTTCTTTGAGGCCCTCCCAGGAGCCTTCGACTTCGTAGTAGATCCGGCCTTCACTGTCCCTGCCTCTTATGAGCTTGCGGCCATCGGGGAGTTTAATGATTTCTCGATCCCCTTCCCGATATGCCTTGATGGGCTTTTCAATCTCGCCTTTTGCCCTCAGTAATTCGACCCTCTCTTGAGGCGTTGGCTCGGTCGGTTTGAGTTCAAGGGCTGGTCTTGCAGCCTTCTCCCTTGGCTGTGCTTTCTCGACTTCTTTGGGTTTCTGCGCAGCCTCCAGCTTACTCAGTGTAACGGAATCGTATATCTTATACCAGTCTTTCGCGTCCATGCCCGGCTTTAAGCCAGTCTTTCTAATCCAGTGGCTCCAGGATTCCTGCCTACCAACACCCTTGGCTTTAAGTTCCGCTGCGAACTCTTCGGGGTTTAGCGGTACTACCTTAATTTTCAGCCTTGCTCCCAAAAGTTCCTTGTGCGCTTCATCCAGTGTTATTAGGCCGCGCTTCAACCGATCAATCGTCCCGTAAAAACCTTTGGCTTCAAGTTGCTTCACGATGTCTTCATAGGATTTTTTGGACGCGGATGGGGGAATCCTGCGACTTGTCCAAGTGGTCCGCCCATTTGGTTCCCTCTGAAGGACGTAGACAAGGCCCTTTTCGTCGTCATAGAGCTTCCAGGTCTCAGCGCTTTCCCTTCCCGTACCGGGCAGGCGTTCGACCCGAGCCCCGGCTTTCTTGGCTTTTTCAATAGCCCTGATAATCTTTTCACGCGGGGTGTAATGCCATTTCTTTTCCGTGGGATCCCACACGCTTTGCTGCACAGCGTGAACCCATCCAATGGCATCGTCTATAGATTTGCTCTCAGGAGGGCTCTTTCTGGCGGGGGGTCTTTCTGCCTGCTTCTCTTCGGCGGGTTTCAGGCCGAGCTCTTTATCAAGCCAGTCCTGGTCTTCTTGGGAAATCTCCTTCCATGCTTCGTCTAGGGCTTGTTCAACAACTGGGGGTTCTGGCTTTACTGCTTCGTCGAAAAGACGCCAGATTTCCTCAAGTTCTTCAATACTCGCAGCTTTAATCTCGTCACGTTCATTCGCCGCAAGGTAGGCTTCAAGCTCTCGCGCAGCTCCTTCGAGATCGGCGGGTGTGTATTCTTGTCCTCCGGCATCCCATTCCTCCTTGATTTTAACCTTAAGGCGGGCCAGCTCCCTCTCGTACTCTTGCTCTAACTTATCTTCCTCTTCTTTTACGACGGTGTCAACATCTTCCTGGGCACCAGCCTTTGTTATTTTGGTCGTAATGTTTTGCTCTAGGGCCTGCATGAAGTCGTCTTCTGTAGCCGCTGTGGGAAGCCACCCGGCCTCAATAGCGTCATGGGTCCGCTCATCCACGCCTCTTGCCTTGCGATTCCAAATGCCAACTGGCCAGCCCGGCGCTGGAACTTTTTTGCCGGCGGCATTCATTGTATAGCGCATGTCTCGGATTTCGCCACGCCAGGTCTTGTCCTGGGGATTAATGCCCCCTGTGAGGGCGACCCATTGCCGAAAGGTCTTGGCTTTAGCTGCGCGCTGCGCCCTCTTTTTCTGCTGCTCCCGCTTCCTCTGCTCTCGGACAGCTGCGGCGACTTCTTCAGTTAGCGGCTTGATCTCTTTGCTGCCGGCCCACATCTCTTTCCCGGTTTTATCAATCAAGCCAGTGTCAATAACATCTTCTGGCTTTACGCCAAATTCGCCGAGCATCAGGGCGTGAACGGGTTGCCTGGATTCGTAGATCGTCTGATCTGAGGTCTTTATAAGCAGGTTGCCGGCAGCCCCCCGTGTAGCGTCCTTTGCTACCTTGCGCTTTTCTTTAAGACCCAGGGGCGCCGACGAGTCTCCCGTCCTAATCCAATCTTTGAATTGATTGACGGTCATTTCCGTGATCGCCCCCAGGCCCTTCCAATCCTTGGTGTAGCTGCGGAGGTAGGCCGTCTTGGCCATCTTCTTCGTAGGGAAACCGACCATCGCTTTGTGTTCGTCAAACAGGCCGGTCTCTGGGTCAACCTGGTCTATCACGAATACCCTGTTGGTTTCAGGGCGCGGGCCGATAAAGACATCTACCTGATCGCCGTCTTTGCCCTCTGTGCGCCTGATGTAGCCATAGTGGGCCGCGACCTTTGATTTCCACTTTTTCCCTTGCTTGTCTACGCCCTCCCTTATCGAACCTTTTGGATTCTCAATGGAGATATCCATCCCCTGTATATTGATATGACCCTTCTTGTAATTGCCAGCTTCCTTCTGCGCCTCGGTAGGGGCAGGCTCGGCTTCCTGTGCCGCCTCGTCGACTTCCTCCGGTGGGGGGGACGGCTTTTCCACCTTCTCTTCGGCGGGAGAGACCTCGACAGTTTCTCCCTCGTCCAGCTTCACTGTCAGCTTTTCCTCCCCAGATGTTTCCGCTGGCGCGACCCTGAGGACCTCGCCGGCGCCCTCCGGCGTTTCTACTCTGTCTCCTTTCTGATATTCCTCCTCGACGCGGACCGCTTCTTCCGTTGGGCGTGTCGGCTGCGGGCCTTGAAATACTCCACCTGCTCCAGCCTCTCCTCGGCCTCTTCCCTCGTGGGGTACGGGCCGCCGAGCCTCCTCCTCTTTCCGTCCTTGCCTTTGTGCTCGCTCACGACGTAATATCCTTTCTTCCTCTTTACGATCACGGGGCACCTCCTGTTGCAAGATTTCGGTATACTCTTTTTCAGCCTCTTCTATGAGCTCGCTCAGGTCTTTCGGGGCCTCTAGGGGCTTGGTTGCCTTCTCAGGTTTAAGGCGCTTTTGAAGCCTGGTTTCCGCCACCGATGCAGCACCACCGAAGACGGCCCCCATCATGGAGCCGACTTTCAGTGACTTTTCAGCTTTGGCAAGTGCTTTGTCCCACCACTGCTTTTGGCTGACTCGATCGAGAAATTCTCTGACATCTTTGCTCGCCGCATATTCGGACGATAGCTCGCCGACGACTTCCTGCATTCCCTCTGTGAGACCTTCGCCACCTGTACTGGCCATTAGGCGGACTGCAGCACCTACCAGGCGGTGCTTCACGCTCTTCACTGGCCCGCGAAGGAATGGCATTTTCCCAGCAATCGCCTCCAGGCCAAGGACATCAAGTGCAGAGTTGACGGTGCCGCCTATCCAGGAAATCCTCTCCGCTGTTTTTTCGTCGGCACCCTTTGCTAGCGCAAGGTCCTTCACCTCGTCTTTATTCAGGTGCCAGAAATAAGAGGCTGCGAGTGGAAACCCCACATAGGGGATGAATCTCATGCCCAGAGCCATGGCTGTCGGGCCAGCGGAACCCAGTGCCTCAGTCCATATACTTTCCCGCCCTTGCTCGGACGCCTTCTTGAATTCCCGGATATCCGGATCCGCTTCAGCCCGCTTATCGTAGAACTCAGCCACATTGCGGGCGGTCTCTCCCATGCCTATGGTGCGCGGCAGCGCAGAAAGCCCAGACAGCGCGTCATAGACTGTCATCTTGGCGGCACCCCACGGATGATACTCGGTTTCCGTGCCTTGCAATGTGGCTTGGGCCTCTTCTGCTGCCTGCGCAATGAGGGCATTGATCGCCTCTTTTTTCGGCGGTACAGGGTGTCCGGGAAGCTTGAATTGGTCGGGCCACATGTAATGACCAGAGTAAAACTGGATTGCTTCTTCTCTCGACATGGGGCGGCCAGTCCGTTCCCCTGTAATTGCTTGTTGGATATCCTCCTCTTTAACCTCTTTGGGTAGATCGTCCCACATAATCGGTTTCACGCCAGCCCTGTAGGCAGAGCGATAGTCGTAATGGTGGGCAGGATTTTCAGGGTTTGTTACTGCGTATTGAAGGAGGTAATTTTGGTAGTCTTTTTCTTCGGTTGAGGGGCTAGCTGCAGTAGTAAGGGCGTTGGCTTTTACGCCCGTAACGGCTTGTGCTTCCCGTTCGGCGCTTTGAATGAGGGCATTGAGGTTGGGCAATTTTACTTCTCCTCGCTTCTGAGTCCGGCTGTTCCAGGAATCCTTATGCCCAAGAGGGCATTGCCAGCCCAATTCAAGCCTTTCCAATAGGTCTTGAAGGCCTCCCGGAGGTATTGCTCAGTCCACTTATCCGCCTTCCGCACCTTCTTGAAGAACTTCTTGAATGAGTCGAAGTCCACCACCTTTTCATCTTCCGGTAAAAGTGGGAGGTACTCTGCCGCTACTGCGCCAGCGCGCTCGGGACTCATGCCCGATACAAGCCGTTTCCCAATCTCTTTTGCCGCCTCAGCAATTGTCAGGTTCTGGGTTGCCTCCTTGCGCAGTTCCTGGCGTATGGCGTTGACTTCTGGCGAAACCGGAGGGGGACCCTCAATCTGCTGGGCATTAAGGGCATCCCTAAAACGCTCTTGCGCTTCCGGGTTCTGCTTGAAGTAAGCTTCTGTTGCAGCCCGAACCTTGGGAAGACTCATAGGGTCAACGCCCTGTTTGAGTAGCTCGGCATGGATAGCGACAAGCTTGGAAAACAATGAGCCAGCAGTCGGTTGGGTCGGCGCCGCAGGTGCCGTTGCTCTTGGAGCCTCCGGTAATGCTGATGGCGTTATAGGCGCTCCACGAGGGGCTATTCCTGTAGGTTGAGCTAAAGCGTTGGTTGGTCTTTGGCCGCGGATTTGGTCTATCTGTTTCATGGTTTCTTCGAGGCGTCGAGTTGCGGCCGCTGCCTGTTCTGGAGGCACAACAGGGTTGCCCTGAAGATCCTTTTCTCCCATGCGGTACGCCTGTATTATTTCAATCTCTGCTTTTGCCTTCTCTTCGAGCAAGTTCAGCCTGCTCTTTTGCGCCGGGGTCAATCCAGGCTGCTCGTATTTTGCCCTGATTCTCTGCTTGGCTTCCTCAAGGTCAAGCAACTCTTCCTTGGTGGAGGGCTCCCACTTCTTCCTCTTTCCAATTCGTTCATCATAGGTCTGGTACCGCACCGGATCTTCTGCTTTCTTCGCCCGAGCCTCCGCCTTGGGAAGGTTATAAACCCTCCGCTCAGCCGTGTCGTATAAGGGCTCAATTTCCCCAGCTTTACCGAACTTGATACCGACATTATGTGCAGCTGCGAAATCAAAGAATCTGGCTTGGTATTCCGGGTTCTGGTGAATTTGGGGCAAATACTGCCTGAGTTCCTCCATCACGGTCTTGACGTCTTGGGGGTCCCCAATTACCTCGGTGCCATCAGCAAAGGTGTAGTGGCGGTCGTTTTTATCTATACGCCACGTTTCAGCTGGAGGGTCTGAATCTGGCTCCAAAGCCTTGAAGGCCTTGTCAGCAAGGTCCTTGTTCCCGGTTTTCTCATAGGTGTCAATGTAAGCGTTAAAGGCATCCAGACTTCGTTTCGCCTTCTCGTATTCCTCTGCTCTGCCTACGTCCCTCAAATCTCGCTCCGCCAATGCCTGCCTCGTCTGGAGGTATTTCAGGCTTAAAGCGTTTTGCATTGACTTGCCTATTGAGGGGACAGGCGGCGGATTCACTAAAAAATTAGCCATTTTCATTCCCCCGTCAATTTAGTATTCCCGCTTTCTTTAGAATCGCGTAATCAAGAAGGTTTTGCCCTATGCCAGCTGCGGTTCCTCCCCAGATATTGGCTTGATTAGCGTAGCCGGAAGCCCTTGCCTGGCCGCCTGTGATCAGGGCGTTTCCAATGTTCCCGCCAGCGACTAGAGCGTTCTCGCCCATTTGAGCAGCCGATGTCTGACCGACACCAGCAAGGCTCTGATATGGGGTAAGGCTTTTGTACCAGCGGTTGAGGAAATTGTCGTACCGAGTGGAGGCGTAGTCTTCTGCGTAACGAGTGAGCTCCTTGAGGGTCCTGCCACTATCAACACCGCCTCGCGCCGAGGCTCGCCTCATAAGCGGCTTTTCGACGAACTCCCTGTAGCCGAACTTGAATCCGGGTTCCTCCTCCGGCACAAATTCACCCGGGCCAGCCTCAATTCTTCCTTCGAGAGCACTCAGGGCTCGTTTCCCGGCTTCGCGCCAGGGAGCCAGGTCCTCCCTGCTGGTGTAAAACATTTCGCGTTGTACTTCTGCGGCGCGGTCTGTGGCGGCAGCCGCCGTACTGGCAGCCTTAGATGCCCCACCGGAGCTGATTAAGGCTCCGCCCAATGTGGCCGCAGCTACTCCTAAAATTGCACCTAACATTTTTTCGTCTCCTCTCTATGTCTCTCCAGGTTAGATGAGTTTGGAGATTGCGTTCATCAAGGGGTTATCCGGCCTGTTCTCACCTTTCTTGTCCCACGCGGACCTCACGACCGAGTAGCCGAGATATGCGGAACCAAAGGTGGAAAAAAGAAACCCACCTATCCATTTCAAGAAGCCCGCAAATTCGGCGATCGCCGCCATCCCAGCCACGTTAGCGGCTAGGAGGGCGAGTGGGGCAAAAAGCACGTATCCAGCTGTGAGCTTGAACAGGTCTCTCAGTATCTTCGGTCGGGTCTCCGCTCGAAATTTATTGGTGCTTGCCGCATCTTGGGCCTCAATCTGGGCATAGGTCTCCCATTTTTTCTGCTCGTGCTGGTAATCGAGCTCCCTCTCTTTGAGCGTGTATTCCCTGATCTTCTCCTCGTGCTGATACATGATTGTCTTCAGCTGTATCTGCCGCTCTATGGGAACAGCGCCCTTGGAGATAGCCCCCAAGATGTCTCCCGCGAGCTTCCCCGCCTCCTCCACTGAATCGGGGGCTTTCTTGCCGAACAGGCTCGCGACTGAGCTCCATATCTCTGGCAGCTTGGGCAGGAGTGAGAGCCCTGCCGCTATCAATGGTGTCATTTGAAACCCCCTTCCTTTGCTTTCAGAAACGGGTCCAGGTAACCCTTCAGGCTATGGCTATCGCGGATCGGGCGTACCTTGATGTACGCGTTCTGTTTGATGGCGTCCGCACCCGTGAGCGTGTGACTTCCGCCACCGCTAGATCCGATGGTGAGGCCGTTGCCGATGCAGATTTCCACATGGGTTACTCTGCCCTTTTCATTTTTCCAAAATACGAGGCAGCCTGGTTCGACGTCCTGGACTTTGCAATCCTCAAATCGATCCCAGAGCCCCTGCGCTGTCCAATCACCCACGCGCGGAAGGACACCCGCGGATTTCAAACATTCAATGACGAAACCAGAACAGTCAAATCCCTGCAATGGGTCGTCACCGCCCCAAATGTATGGTCGTCCAAGGAAGCTCCAAGCGACCCGCAGGGCTACCCGACGCAAAGCGATTACCTTGCTCGCAGAGTCATTCCGGTAGCACGTTTTACATGCCCCCTCTATCCGCTTGAGGGACGCCAGAATGAGAGCCCAATCCTGATCCTCAATCGCCCTCTGCCTCCGGTAGGCCTTCAAAGTGCGATAAATTGTCATGGTGCCATTGAGGATGTCGTGGCTTTCAGCATTCACTGCTGTCACTCCTCTTGGAAGCGAACTATTTTCGCGCCGCTCAATTTGCCCCTCATAAAGGCTACATCTTCTGAGATCTTCTTTGTTGTTTCAAAGAGCTTCGAGATTTGGTCATCGTGGGTCCTGACCCTCTCTGCTGTGCTGATGACCGTCGCCTTGCAGCTGTCCTCAGGGCAGTGAGCGCGGTTAGCGGTGTTCTGCCTTGAATTGGCGCCTGAACTACTCGACCTCGACCGAAAGAAATTTATTACTCGCAAAGCTGCATAACCTCCCAATAGTAGCCCTCCGCACACATTTGCAATTGACTGGGCGTCCATCACACGTTTTCCATTACGTCCAGCATTACGGACAGTTGATCGGCGACAGAGGGATGGAAGTAAATCTTGTCTCCTGCATCCAGGACCTGGCCCGTAACTTCTGGGCACTCGTAGGTCTCTTTGCTCCCCAGTGCCTTGTCGTTAAGGATAAGGTACTCATCACCTACGCTTTGCCCGGACGGCACCTTGTACGCCTTGAAAGTGATCGCGCTTGTTGTGTCATTGCAGGCTGTGCACTTGACGATTCTGGCCTGGGTATTTGCTGGGCATGCATAGAGCTCGGTTGCGGCCGCCCCGGGCTGCCCTGCATAGGCGTTTTTAAATACGAGCGACATGACTAGGTCCTCCTCTATGCGGTACGTTTAAATAGATAGATTGTGCCTACGACAGTGATTTCGCTTGTTGTGGCATCAATCGTTACCAGCTCCATGCTTTCACCAAAGGCCTCCCAAGTTCCGTACCCAAGGCTATCTTTCGGGTCGGCATTGACTGTACTGACAAACACGGAGCCGACTGGCCAAGGGTCCGGCCGCTGGGCTTGGGGTTGATACAACCCAAGGGCGGCTGCCAGCCTAGCGTCGTCTATCTCCGCCTGAAAGTCTCTGTTTGCGGTTGGGTTTTCGGAGGCTTTATATAGATCAAGCGCTGCAGCTAGTGTGGCTTCGTTAATAGATTTCTGGTAACCCTTGGCGTGAAGCAGCTCTAACTTTAGCTCAACTTCCTTAAGCCTCTTGTCGTAGTCCTTGTAGGGCTGATAAGTTGCCCCGACCTCCGAAATTGCGTCAACCTTGTCAACGCTGTCTGCCAGCTCCAGCGCCCAGTTGAAAATCGGTCTTCCTAGTTGCGCGAGGGCTCGTTCTACCGCCTTGGTTAGACGCCTAGCTCCCATGAATCAGTATCCACCAACATTGAGGTCCAAGACGGCGGGGTTATAGATGACCCTCTCAACAGGATCTGTTATCGTGAGGCGGTAGTTCCTGCGCCTCGCCATACCCAAGCGGTGCCAGGTGACGCGCCGGGTATACTCGCCGATCTTTCCGATACTGCGCCAGAGCTCGTTGGACCAGGACCTCATGCCATTGTCGGACCAATCCAGCACAGCTTTGGGATCACTGCCTTGCCCGGTAGCGAGCCCGACGCCTGCCTTGAATTCTACCTCAAGCCGGTTGTGGTAAATCTGCCTACCATCTCTCGTGACGGTGGGCAAGATCACCTGGGATTTTATGGCATTTCCATAGTCAGTGTAGCTGGACGGATCCACCTCATAGATTCTGCCGTTATCATAGTCTCCAATGAGGTGGTTTCCCGCATGGTAGCAGTAACAGTTCGCTCGATGACGAATATTGGTATCTCCGGTGATAGGATAGCTTGCCCATTGATGCCAGCGCTTGGTGGCAGTATTGTAGGCCCAGGTGACGTTTTCGGTTGGAAAGGCAAGCACATACCAAGTGCCGCCGACCGTATCGAGGCAGAAGCCGAAGGCGTCGGAGACGGTATTGTAAGCTGCAAATTTCTTGTCAAGCTGCCGGGTAGACACGATCTCGGGTGCAGACCCCAGGCCAGTTGACCTCAAAACCTGCCGGTGATTGGATAGCCAAAAGAGGGTGTTGTCGCCTGCAGTTAACGATTTTGCGGCAGCAATCCCTTTTGTTTGATAGCCGCCGGAAATTCGCTCGAAGGGAAAATCCGCGTTACCGGAATTGTAGTAGGGCTCGATGCTTTCTTCGCCAAACACCCAGAGCTCCCGGTGATCGGAAATAACCGCCAATGCATCATCAGGCTCTCCGTCTGCGGTGGAATAATCCAGGGCGTCCCACGTGGAAAAGTCATTGAGGGCTGATATATAGATTCGTCCGGTCCCATCCTGCGTGACGACGCCGTAACCGTCCTGGAAGGCAAGGGATGAAGGTGTGGGGAAGTCGGCATCTGTAATTTGGGTAACTGTGGTTCCGGTAACATAGTAGCCATAGGTGCCGTCGATGATCATCAGCTGTGTCCCGTTGTCCACCATTGAGACCCGGCCACTTGAGGTTAGCAGCGACCCGGTGCATGTTGTCAGCGTGCCGTCTATGTACCGGTATACGGAGGACTTGCAGACGATATAGAGGTACCCGTCCATATCCCACATGCCGCGGATCTCTCCGCCCCCGCTGTCGATCACTCTAAAGAGCGTGAGGCCCGGGGTCCCCATCAGTCCGGGACGTCCGTCGTCAAGTTCTGGCATCCAGAACAGATTGATGGGATAAACGCCTTCGCCTGGCAGTTCGTGTAAAAGTGGCAAGTTCATAAGTCTTTGTCCGGCTCAAAGTAGACGTCCGAGTTCTCCGGTTCAAACATATTGGCTATACCCAAGGATTCGTTGGCGTGCGCAATGATTACTGCGGCCCTGTCCTTGCTACTCGGGAACTTTGCGAGTAGCTCCTTGGCCAGGTTCCACTTCAGCGTTCTGTGCCATTCACGTGTAAAGTCAGGATTGTCCTTAGTGCTATCAAAATCCTCTATCGGAAGTAGAGCCACGAACACAATGCTGTCTGTAGTGACGCTCGGAGTGGCGTTGAGATAGATCCTCAGCTCGTCAATCCTTTTTTCGTAGTAAATCTTAGTCGGGGTGCCGCTTGCGTCCTTATCGCCAATTCCCATGTATTCAGCTTGGGATATGATATCCATGGGAGTATCTTCGCCATCAGAGGTACGCCTTAGGGGGTCCATGATTTCCGTTGGTGGCCCGTACTGTTCGCTGTTCCCGGATATTGTCGCAAGGTTGGAGCTTGCTCCAACGTTCAGATTTTCTGATTGAAAGGTCCCGGATTGGCCCTCAATTATGAGCTCGCCGGCCGCATCGCCACCAGCCCAGCTGCCAGATGTCACCTCTACCGCCATGACTTTTGCAGTTGCGCTGGAGGTTGCACCAGCAATGGTGTCCCCTACCGCAATGGCCGTCGTGCCCCCCGAGGTGAAGGCTAGGCGTCGAATTTGCAGGGCATACTTGTCGGTAGATGTTAGGTCCAAAGTGAGTTGCCGCCGTTTCCACATTTTGAGACCCGGCGTGACAGGGCTCCCGGGACCCATCCACTGCTTGACAAGGAGATTCAGGGCGCGCAACGCAGTTGCCGAGTCTTCCGCCGATACGGTTTGCCCTGCACCAACCACCCCGAGCTCTTCAAGCGCGTCTTGGATAAGTTGACTGGCGGTTACCGTATAATCTGCAGAGCCGGACGATGCCATTTAAAGCTCCTTTCAATTGCGTCCCACACGGCTTCCGGGGTGATCTTCGCTTGGCACTCTGCGACGCCTGTCTCCTCATCCCTTGAGCAGTGGGTAAAGCCGTGCTGCATTCTGTGGCAGGGGTAACAAGTACATCCCTCCGGGGTTAAACTTATCGTGTTGACCCAGTCTCTCGTGAGGTTTTCGACTGAGCTGTGACTCAGGCAAATGATTTTCGGTATGTCAAGCATGCTAACTGCGTTGAGCACTCCGGTTTCCGGTCCGATGACCAGATCGGCGGCGTGGCATCCAAAGGCCATAGTCTGCCTCATAGACCATTTGCCAGAGGTCTTTATCACCCTCGGCTCGTTTTCCCAGCCAGTTTCCAGCATTTGGGATAGCTCGTCGCCTGAGAGGACTATGGCCACGTCGTTTCGCTCAATCAGGAGCCTTGCAATGATCTGGTCCATGTAGGGCCAGGCTTTGTGAACCGAGCTGCCAGATAAAACCCACAGTAGATTATAGGGCATTTTGCGCTGCCTCTTTGCCCACTTTATTTCCTGCTTCGTTGCGTAGAACCTTGTGTGAATTTGGAAGGGCACTTCAGCAATGTCGTGCATGATTTCAAGGTAGTTGAAGTTGAGGACCTTATGCCGGGCTCCGTGTGGCCACGCAAATATGGTCCTTCCCTCCATAGCCAGGAGGGAGCCCTCCACGGACTCGCTGAGGTTTACGAATTTCGTATATTTGCCTTTGAGCACGCCCCAGTATTCGCCAAGCTCCCTATTCGGCACCTGCTCCCTTTGCTGGACCACGAACTCGTCAACGTGAGGGTCCGCTTTTATGACCTCGTATCCCCCCTCTGAGGTGTAAAGTGTAACGTGGTATCCCTGTTTCTTGAGCTCTGGCAGAACGCTTGATGTCTGGATCATGTCCCCGGCGCCACCGTAGCGTACCACTGCGCACATTTTCTCGGGCTTTAGATCCCGGTAGGGGTAGCGCTTGGCCTTATCGCTTCGCTTCCTGTAGACCTGCAGGAACGAGTTATGGTCTGGCTTGACTTCGTTGACAACCAGATCCCATCCCCCAGGGATAGCTTCCATGCTATGGACAACGCCCTTCTCGCTGAGGTCGCCATAAGGCAAGTAGAGAACGAGATGTCCTCCCGGCTTTATCACCCTCCACCACTCCTTGAGCACGGCAGCCCGGTCATCCAACTCATTGAGGAGGTGAGACGAAAAAACTGCATCCACAGACTGGCCAGCGAACATGGAAAGGCTTCTGCAGTCGGCCACAATATCCGGCCTCCACGGAATATGAGGAGGCCAGTTCTGACATAGGTCTATGCCTATGAAGTGGGGATAGGTCTTCCAGGGGCCGCAGCCAAGGTCAAGGACCACGCCTTTGGTATAGGGCACGAGCTCATACTTGACCTCAAGGGCTCTTACGTTCTGGGGCTTAAAGATATCAAGCATCTATGCTTCCTTGAATTGATCTGCCTCAGCCTCAAGTAGTTTGCGAAGGAGGACCGACCTCCTGGCCCGCCTGTCGTAAGCGATGTCAAGAGCATCAAGCTTTTCCATGATCTCTTTACGAGTGAGCTCGTGTGCCGGCACCTGAGCATTGGCCTCCTCAATGACGGCATCCAATTCGTTGAGCTGTGGTTCCTCAGGCGCAGGCGCTACCGCCTCATTGGCCGGTTCTCGCTGCTCAACCACCGGCCCGGGAGATCCAACCGGTGTCGGGCCGCCTATTTCGTTCCCATGATGGTCAAAGAGTTTGCCGTCCTGTTCATAGGCGTGCCCCGCTTGGCCGTAAACCGTCGCGTATGGCCTTGATTTGTTTAACGTTCCCATCCTTTAGCCCTCCCCAAAAAGCCTTCTGCTGGCATTTCTTCCGGGTCCTCCCCGACATAGCCTCCAGGGTAGACGCGCCGGCCCTGCTCCTCGTCTGTGACCAACGCATCCGTGAACCCTCTGTCAAGATCCCGCTGACTGACTCCAGAGTTCTCGACATGCTTGAAGCTGTCTTTATCTGCCATGATTCGTCTCCTTTCTTCTTATTGAAGCCAGACGCCGTCCGGAGTAACGACCCTGTCCTCCCGGCTTGGCTTGATTATTACTTTGGGCACGGCCCTTTTTAACTGTCGCCCGATGAAACGCACCGTTGCCTCAAAGCGGTCCCGCAGGTCCTCGAATGACACATAGATTATCTGTCCTCTCAGGTGCTCGGGAATACCCTCTTTCCAGCCTTTTTGATGCGCTAAGAGGCGCTCCCGCATATTCGGGTACTGCCGTGCCTGGTATCTCAAAAGGGAACCAGAGGGCTCAGTAGCAGCCAAAGCAGCGCCGCTCTCCACTTTCGGTCCTGCGTTCCACGGGATGGCATTGAGGTGCCTGCACAAACTTTCCATCACGGCCTGAGGTTCGCGGTATATGTAGAAGAGATGAAATTCTTCCAGAACCTCCTCAAGCACGGGGAGGAAAAACTCTACTGAATGGTGAGATTTTACGATGTTAAGGACTGG